ATAGTTGCAGTTTGACTATTTACAGTTGTTACTGAAATTGCCTTACCCTGTGCAGAACCATTGTATGTGTAAGACTGATTAGGTGCGGAAACTGTGATGGTTGCATTTGTTATTGAAACAGTATAACTTCCTGTTGCTGTATTATGGTTAGGTGCAGAAACCTGCCAATAAACTGTATATGTCCCCACTGTTGTATATGTAGGAGCAGAAGTCAAATTATATGTTCCACTTGCAGTGCCATACTTGATAGTAATTGTCTGACTATTTACAGATGTTGCAGTAATTGCATTACCATGTGATTTTCCATCATATACAAATGACTGATTAGGTGCAGAAACTGTAATAGTCGCAGCCTTGATTGTAAATGTTGAAGAAACTGAACCTGTATAGTTGTCCTTACCTGTTGCAGTGACTGTTGCAGTACCAACATTGACATTATTACTGTAGGAATATGTAAAGTCTGTCCCCACAACAGGATGACCGGAAACTGTAATTGAACCACTTACTGCTGGGGTTGGTGTAAATGCAGCACCTGTATATGTTACATCTGCTGCCTTTGCAATAGATCCCAATGGTTGTGCTTCAACTTTCAAAGTCTGTGTAATGGTCTTTGTTACACCACCATCTGTAAATGATGCTGTGATAACAGAAGAACCAACCTTTATACCTTTTATTGAACTCATTTTTATTATCTTATATTTTATATATTTATTTTATTCTACTTTTGCCACATTTGTATCACTTGATGTATATGTGGCTGTTACATCCTTTTTCCCACCTGAAGTATAAGTCGCAGTTGCAGTAGGTACTGATGATGCACCATACTTTATTGTAGATGGTGTCAATGTCAATGAAATACTTTCAAGTTTGTTCACAATATCAACAGATGAATTTGTTGCAGTTGTTCCATCTGTAAATGTGGTTCTGAATGAAACCTTGTCAGTTGCAGAAGTTGTTCCCATTGAAGAATGACTTATCCTTGTTCCACTCAAACTGAACCTGCTGTTCCCGTTTGATGTGATCTCAACCTTTGAAATACCAACACTGTCCTTTGAACCTGATGTATATGTTCTTGTGCAAGAACCGGTAACATCACCATATCCACCAGTTGCACTGAAATTATTGCTTATTGAAGTTGTCGCTGAATGTGTGGTTATTGCATTGTTCTGCTGTGTAGGAGCAGAAACCAACATACTTGTCTGTCCATTCAATGAAACAGTTATCAAAACTGCACCTGATTCATTTGCAGTATGATTTCCAACACTTGTCCCCCTTGAAGACAATGTTACCGCACCTGTTGATGTATTCACCATAGATGATGCAGACACACCTGTCTGACAGATGGTTGCATTTGCAACATACCATGTCACAGGATATGAAGCACTTGAATTTGCAACCAGATAGAAGAAGAATGTTGATGATATAGTTCCGGATGTTCCATATGTCACCCTGTATGAATATGTCTGCCATCTTCCGTATCCATAGTTCAATGTTTCCCAAGTTCTTGTAGTATTGTCTCCTGTACCATTTGATGCAAATTCTACCCTATATCCTTCAGGTATCCATGCATCAAATGTACAAACATATGTCGAACCTGCCGATCCTGTATATGCAAAATACCATCCACCCATGCCCGGTGTTGTTCCAGTACCTGTATGTGTTATCTTCAATGCAGCACCAGACTTGTTAGAGATACCAGAAGGATAACCTGATGTTATTCTTGCAGTGGAAACCTTTCCTGAACCTGCATTGTCATAAGTGTATATACTGTTATTTCCATTATAGAACTCTGGATCAAGTCTCAAACATTTTGCGGACGCATATGTTATTGTTGCTCCAGATGAAGGATAATCAGAACTTCCGGAAGTATATGTCCTTGTCTGTGAATATGTGAATGAAGGTGTTGCAGTCCCTCCAGATGCAGGAATAAGTTTATCCCATTTTATACCGAGAAGTATAGGTTTCGTTGTTGATGTGACAGCATTTGCAACCTGATCACAGGATGTGCAGGTATATGCAGCAGATGTCTTACCATTCATAGAAACCTTTACTGAAAGATTTGTCTTTGCACTTCTTGCGGATCCTACTGTTGTAGTTCTGTTTGTCCATATCACACTTCCAGTTGTCGCATAATTTGAAGACACACTGAATCCTGACGGAATTGTTCCAGATGATGTATATGCAAGTGTTCCACCTGAAGTAAGTGTTCCACCTGAACCGGACACACCATTCCATGTCCATGTCTGTGAGTATGTAACTGAAGGTGTCTTTGTTGCACCAGATGCTGGGAATGAGTCATATGCAAATTTTGTGATTGTAGGGGTATTATATACTTTTGAACCAGCAACCTGATTGAATGTCACATCCTTTGTTGAAGACTTACCGTTTGCAGTCGCTGTAATGGTCACTACAAATCCGTTTCTTGCGGATGTGGAAGTATTATTGTTTATTGACACCTGATTAGTATTTCCAAGAGAATATCCTGAAACCGCGGTCTTCACTGCATAAGAATATGTAGCCGATGTGTTTGACTTTGTTGAACCGGATGTATATGTACCTGACTGTGTTATGGAAGGAGACATAGTATATGTCTGTCCTGTTACAGCAAGTGCAATAGGTGATGTATGTGAAATCACAGGATTGTTCCAAGAAAGTGAATTTGTAATCGACGTTGTTGCATCCTTATATGCCTTGCTTGATGCTGTGTCACTATTATTTGTACATCTTATGACAACTGTATCAGTTGTCTCATTTGTTGTCATATTACTGTGAGACAATGTTGAACCACTCAATGAGAACCTGCTGTTTCCATTTGTCTGGATTGCAATTGATGCAGAATCACCTGTTGTAGTATGCCTGCTGGTATCCGTTGAACCTGACTGATATGTATAATTTGCAGTGTGATATGCACTGTATGATACAATTGCAGAACCCCCGGCAGCAGTCATACCTGAACCTATTGAGCAGGATGCTGCATATGTTATGTTTGATTCAGTCCTCCAGTTTGATGCATTGAGGGTAAGATTTCCAGAAACCTTTGATGTATCTCCTGCATTTTTAGCCACAATGACACAAGTATCGGTTGTATATTCTGTTCCCATATGTCTGTGTGTCAATGTTGAACCGGATATTGACCAATTGTTCTGCTGGGTTGTTCCTGTTACATTATTTGTATCAGAAGTCTTGACAAATGACACTGTTCCCGCTTCGCTTGTAGGATAATCCTTTGTGGCACCAGATGTAAATGTGGTATAGTATCTTCTTGTGTTTGTTACCGATGATGACAATGTAGGTTTTCCACCACCGCAGAGATATGCATTATTAGTATTGCTTGCAGTAGGTGTTGAAGGTGTCCCATATGATGATATACCACCATCCTTCTTTGCACTTTCAGAGTTTATCAGCTGATTTATACTTGACACAGTTGCGGAATTCGACTTTCCACCTTCTCCTGTAGCAGTATATGTAAATGATATTGTCCTTGATGTAGTAGATGTGGTCACAGTGGTTCCAAGTGAAGGAATTGACACACTGTTTCCGGACCAAGTATAACTTATTGACCCACTTCTTGTCTTACCATTATTATATGTAATGGTCTGTGAAGAACCGGATGTATTGAAATATGTTGTTATATTGCTTGTTGAAAGTGTTCCACCGGAAGCTGGGAAATATTTATTATTACTTGATATTGAAGGTGCAGAAACACTACCATAAGATGATATGCTTGTGGCAACAACATTCACAGTTATCTGTTTCACATCACTTGTAGAATTATAGTTTGTGGTAGCTGCGGCATATATGGTTATACTTACCTTATATGTTCCTGCGGCAGTTCCAGAAGGAATTGTCAATGTCTTTCCAAAAGAATCCAATGACCATCCGGATACTGTGGATGAACCACTATTTACTTGTAATGTATATGTTATATCACCCCCACTTTCAATACCCCACCTATTATCTGAAATTGTCAAAAATTTTGTAGAAACCAAAGATGACTTGGACTCAGCAGTATCAGTACAATATATAGATGATGATACAATTGGAGAATAAATTATATCAACTGTCTTTTTATTGACTGTCAGGGTATTTAATGCATATTTTATATCATAATTACTGGTCACATCATTTCCTGATGCATCTTTTATAACTGCTGCGGATGGAGTTACCGTATATGTTCCTGCATTGATACCATCTCCTGTTCTTGTCAATGTAATGGTATATGTATGTCCTGAAACTATATTTGAAGCAGTCGAACCATTGGTTTGAATTGCAGATCCATCATATGTCTTTGAATTTGACTTTGCAGTGATTGTAATAGGTCTCTTTGTGATATGCCAAGTATAATATCCCTTATCTGTGTCTGTATTATCAGACCATATATAATGAATAGTATCAACAAGTTTGAATCCTACATTATATTCTCCCACATTTGTTGCCTGTATTGTACCACCATATGTTATGATATTTTCATCTATACTTACAGTTTTTTGTACAGAACCATTATATACTGGACTGTTCACTGTAGGTATTGAAACCTTTGTCTTATCTTTCCAAAATTTTGCAACCAGTGAAGTACCACTAAAATCAATTAAGTGATATGCTACACCTACATTGTAAGTTTTTGCTGAAATTTGGTCATACCATGTATCACAATACTTCAATCCATTCACATCATATGGTCTTGGAAGAACAATGGGGTCTGAAGACAAATATTGCTTAGTATATGATTCTGTTAATGATATTTGATTTCCATTTATTACAGCATTAATACTACTACTAAAAGTAAATGTATCTCCATCATATTTTTCTACAACCTGAACATCAGCATAACTATACTTATCCCATTCAGTAGTAGTTGTTCCAGTGGAACTGTCTGTTATAGTTGTTGAATTACCAAGATTTGAAACATCTGTTATAAAATACAGATACAATGTTCCTGTACTTTTTGCATTATATGTATATGTTGTAGATTTATGTACACCTGATACACATATCAAAACATCATCTGAACTACCTGCATCATCAATAGATGATATTTCATCTGATGTAAATATACTCTTTGATAGTATAAATCCATCAGCATTAACTTCAGAATATGTATGTATTGAAAATGTATATATATAATCTTTTTTTACAGATATAGATACATAATCCAACAGATTATTTTTATTTGCAGTATATGAGAAATACTTTGCACCATCTTTATCTGTGTATGATACCCATGAATTTATTAAACCAGATGCACCATTATACACAGGAGTACCAGATTTAGCACCAATCCCCCATGTATATTCACCTGAATAATTTGCACCTTTTACATAATGTGTTGATAAAACTTTTCTTCCACTATTTGTTAATCCTGGTGCTGCAGGATTGTATTGCTTTGTGGAAAAATCATATATAAATGGATGAACAGCAACATTCCCACTATTATAACTATCAGATGTTCTATCATAAATCATACAATATCCAGATGAAGGTAAATTCATCTCAACTATTGCTGTTCCAAACAATAAATTTCCTGTCTTATCTGGAAAATTACTATCTATATTTACCGCAAGTAGTGTTGAAGATAACTTTATTGCCTTTGCATAAGTTGCACCTTTACCCACATATTTACTTCCATTAATATTATACCATGTATTTGTTTTTGTCAAAACTGATGGATTATTTGCAGTAAGATATGCACTTGTATATACACCATTATAATTTTGAGCAGTTACAGTTCCTCTTGCTTCAATATATCCATTTTTGGTAATAACATAACCTGCAGCTGCTTGTGAAGTTGAATAAGAATATGTTCCATTTGTATTTGTTGTACCTGTATTCAACAAAAGACCTGTGGATGTATAAAACTTTACAGTTGCACCTGAAATTAATGGAAATGATGTACTAAGTCCATTTTCAAAAACCTTTACATTTAGATACATAGTACTGTCCCCCCCCCATAGGTTACATCATTAAATTTTATAGCACCTTGTGAACATATATCTTCACATGCTCTACAATTTACGCACATTTCTGCATTCTGGACTTCAATTGCAGATATATATCCTATTGTATTTGTATGTGCAATCAATTTTATACCTTGACTACATACATTACTTACTGGAGTCTCACAGTTCTCACAGCATTTTATACACTTATTACATAGACTATCATCTATATATATCATATCTTATATTTTTTGTGATTTTTTCTTACAAGTTATTTATGAAATTTGTTATATTTCATTTATGAACAATATGTCAAATATTCCTATAGAAATGAAGAATGGATACATCCTGATACAGGATATCAAGGATGAGACCATCACAAAGTCCGGACTTTATATACCGGATGAAAAATATAATAGATTTGCAAGAGTGTTGAAGACCTATGAAGGTTCAATGCTCAATGAAGGGGACATAATATTGAAACCAATAGGAAAATCAACCCCTATTGTCATAAACAATGTCAAGTATGACTGCATAAGAGAAGGATTTGTGTTTGCAAAGGTGATAAATGATGAGTAATTTTTCAAAAGAGGATCTTCAGTCAATCAGTGAAATCATTGAACAATACAGAATGGTTTCATCAAAACTTTCAGGACACAAGAAAGAGATGGAAGACATTCAAAAAAAAGTGGATGAACTGAATGATGAACTGAAGAACATAATGGACAATGAAAAGAAACTGATGACAGAACTCCACAAAAAATATGGAGATTTCTGTCTTCAGGACATTTATAATGCATTAAACTTATGATAGGAGATTCAGACAACAACATTCTTGAAACAATAAAGGACAAGATACAAATCATTGTAGACAAGAAGTTTTCAAATGACAGATATGTCAAGAGAAAGATAGATGTATATAATGACAGGTATAATTTCTGCTGTCCGTACTGCAATGACAGTAAGGATCCCCGAAAAAAACGGGGAAACCTTTATTTCAACTCCCTTCATTTTCACTGTTTCAATTGCGGAGAATCGGTGGGGGTGAACAAACTTCTGTCGGATTTCAATGAGTCATTATCAAATGAGGACAGGATTGCAGTCCATGAAATACAGCAGAATTCAAAAAGATTTGAACCAAGACATTCTTCTGCACAGAGTTCAATATCAATGAGACTTCTTGAAAAACTGGCGGTTCCGAAATCTGTGTTCTTCAAGTCTCTTAACCTTATCTCACCTTATAAAAATGATTTTGCCTCTTCTTACCTGAAGTCAAGAAAGATAGACATAAGGGACTGGAAGTATTTTGCATTCCATCCAGAAACAAAGGAATTGTATATACTCAACACCACAAATCAGGACAGAATAATAGGATACCAGATAAGACAACTTGACTCCGATTCAAGAAAGACAAGATATCTTTCCAGAAGACTGACAAAAATGTATGATGAATGTTTTCATAAGGACATCAATTCCATTATAGAAAAACTTCTTCTTCTTGAACCTATGGGACAGAAATACATAGATGAAGAAGACGGAATAGAAAACATATCTGCAAATCTTGACAGAATATCGGGAATATTCAATATAATGAACATCAATATGTCAAGTACGATAACCATTATGGAGGGACCAATAGATTCACTCGGGATACCGAATTCGATAGCGTTGCAGGGAGCAAGCAAGTCATTGAACGGATTCTTTGACAATATGGACAATGTGAGATTTCTATTCGACAATGACAAGACAGGAAAGGAAATGTCAATAAGAAAACTGAAGGAACACAAACAAATATTCTTGTGGTCTTCTTATTTGAAACTGAAAAACATAAAGGACAAGATAAAAGATATAAATGACTTGCAAAAGAAAGACCTTCTTGATGTCAATCTTATTGAAAGATGTTTTTCAAATGATGAATTTGATGCAATACTTATATAAAAAGAGAGAACTTATAAAGTTCTCTCTTTGTTTTTTATTTATTATCTTTTCTTATTCCCTGTATCAAGATCATCATAGTATTTTATCTTGTCACCATCAATTCTCCATGGGAAATATTTTCTCATTATTTCCTTTATGACATCAAGTGTGTCATCTGGATATTTTGCAGAAATTGTAGTGGATTCATTGGAATTATCAACAAGACCATTTACAGTCTCTTCAATATCTTTTTCAGGATATGCTGCAAGAAGTGTTTCAGATGCTTTGACATAGTTGAACATACTCTTGTTCAATATGTCAGGAAGCTTTGTTATAAAACTTCCAACCGTGGTGGTGATGTCATTCTTATAATTCAGTCCGAACCACAGGAAGATGTTTGTCAAATCCTCATCCTTGAGATCATCTATCTTATCCTTATATCTGTCTGTGAACTGTTCAAAAATGTTCTGGATGAGAATGGTCGCCTGACCCTGATCATTTCCATTGAATTTTTGTGGAAGATAAGTATTAACAGGATCCGCAATTATTTCATCAAGACTTACGGAATTCATATGGTCTTCAAGCCACTGACATATCTCCTCGACAAAACTCTTGTCAAATATACCTGCAATTGTTTTTCTTATATCCTTTATACTCATCTGTGAAATATCATCAATATCATGATCAATCTCATATGAGTTTATGAATTCAAATGCACTCTGCCATCTGCGTGGAGATATAGGTAATACCTGTCTTGACTCACCTGAACCATTCTTCACCATCGAATGCCACCTAGGATACTCATCTCCTGACTTGGAATTCTCATCAAATATGAATTTCAAAAGAAGTTCATCACATCCTTTGCTTCTTGCCCATTCCTTCCATTGTTCAGGACTTGGAGTCAAATGAAACATCTTCTCAAAACGATCCTTTCCTGCCGTTCCTCCATTCCAATGACCCCATACTTCATCAATCTCATCATCATCACAAGGTCTGTTAGAACATGCTATAATCACCCACTTTGAACCAAGCTTCCATCCACCCATCTCTCTTGTGAGCAGGAATATCATCATCTGTCTGAACACATTGGGATCGGTTCTCAAAAATTCATCAAACATAATGATACCACCATTTCCAGTCTTGTGTGTATGTCCTTCATCATCAGTAAATACACCACCATTTGCATATGCATCAAGAAGTGCATCAAGATCATCATCACCGGATTTCCTGTATGATGGAAGCCATGACTGCGGAGCATATGTCACATCAAACTGTTTTGTTGCTTCAAGGGATGACTTCAATGCATCCTCTTCTTCAGGAGTAAGACTGTCGAGATATCTCTTTGCCTTCGGAAAAGCATCCGGATGCTGCCTGATTATATTCTGTACAAGTTTTGGTTGCGGCATAGTAGGCATCATAAAGTCTCCCATAGCCACATTAGGACAATCGACTGTAATCAATGACATCTCCTTTGAAGAATCACCATCTGCAAGTCTGTTATACTTGTTTATGACAAGATTAGGAACAGTGGACTTACCTATACCAGGTGCTCCAAAAATAAGCATATTTCTTGGAATCTTCTTCTCTTTGTTTCCTCTCTTGATAGGTTTTCCACCATTGAATATGGTGCTCTGTATCATTTCATCTATCTTCTGTTCAAACTCATGAACATCAATATCATCTATCTGATCCAGTTCTCCCGCATTACTGTATTTTGTTCTTTTCTTGACAATTCCTTCCCAATCTTCATTGAGCATACTCTCAAAAAGTTTCTTGTCTTCATCATCAAGACTGTCATAACACTCATTCACAATTGATGGTAAAGACATAAGGTTCTTATATTCAACAGTGTCCTTATATTTCTTTTCCTCCATCCATTTTGCAAATTCTTTTCCCTTGGGACCGAAATCATAAACTCCATCATCTGTCTTTTCCGGTGCTTTCGAATCACACCCGTTTCCTCCAGCATTCTTCACCTGATTACTCATATCTGCCGGAGCATATACATTCACAGCGGCATTTCCAGAAAACTTGTCAATCACCGCCTGCGGAGACACCACCGGAAGAACCTTTCCATCATTGTCAAAAATGGCAATGAAATTCTTTATCTTCTTCATCCCTATCCTGAAGAAGTCCTTCACCTTTGAAATACCCTTCTTTATGACATCTCCAAAGACCCCTTCATTCATCTGTTTGAGATATTCATCTCTGCTCAAAATATTTTTCATATGTAAATTTGAAATATAGTTATTTATGAAATTTTTATTTATTGTTTTTCACAGTCTCGGAGTCAATAAAAATAAGACTACCTGTCTTTATTTCCTTTTTCCATCTTTCCCGCAAACTTTCAGGAGCATCATATATCATCCAGAACGTGTGTTCAGGTGTCCTGTCTGCGACATTATCTTTTCCTGTCTCCTGTGCCACAGCATTTCTTAATGTGTTCTCTATTCCTTGATAATCAAACTCACCATCAGTAATTACCACATGAACATCATCCTTTTTCTTTTTCTTTGAATCTGCAAGAGTATTGACAACAATATCAACCATTGCAGACAATACAGCAGATGAACTTGTTCCTCCCCCACACTGGTTGATACCCTTTGAAACAATCTTCAATATTTCATCTGTAATATCACCTTCACTTCTTCTGCCAAAATTATCAACTCTGTGAATACCATTGCTTACTGTTGCCCAAGGACATATATTGATTCCTGAATATTTATATTTCTGTGAAAATACAACAAGAGACTTACAGATTATTTCAAGAAGTTCTGTATCAACAGAACCGGAAACATCAACATACACGTTCACATCCTGCGGATCCTGATCAACTTTCTGGTATTGCGGTCCAAGAGTTCCAAGTGCTATCCTTGACTTCCTTCTCCAGTCTATGGTGGTGTCATTCACCTTTGTTCCCGCCCTTCTTGTTCTTGTTGCAAGAAAGTCTTCCATAATCTCCTTCCATACATTCTTGTATTTTTCAGATGCGATATCGATTGCATCAAGATATCTCTTGATTACACTTGAATTTGAAAGACTGTTCCTCATCTCATTCTTTGCCTTCTCTATCGCTTTCGGATTATTTCTCTCCTTATTTCTCTCACGGATTTCATTTATCGCATCAATCGCATCCTGATCATATCCTGATTCTTTCAAAACCTTGTCTATCATATTCTTGTCTTCAATATAAGAACCAGTTCCTCCTATCGCTCCTGTATCCTCATTTCCTGATTTTTTCTTGGATGATGAATTTCCACCCTTATTCATCTTGTCCTTGAGATCATCAGCAAGTGTATTCAAATCATCATCCGTAATTTCATCATCACCTTTTCCTTCACCATCCTGTCCGGCTGTTTTTGAACCATTCTTACTTTTATCCTTACCTGATTTTTTTTGTTCCTTTTCCTTTTCTTGATTCTTGTCTGTATGGTTTTCCTGATTCTGACTTGCATTCTTGTTTTTCATGTTTTCAGGAAGATTGTCACCTTCACCACCACTGTCCTTATTCTGTTGCGGAGAAGGAATGTCAAGTTCTTCAAGTTCATCCTCCTTCATACCAGTATCATATTTCTTCTGCGGATTGGAAAAACCATCTGGACCCTGTGGACTATCAGAAAAATTAGTATTTTCAATGGCATTAGACATTTTTTTGATAATCTTCTTAACTGATGTAATAAATCCGTCATCATATGTTTGTCCATCATCTGATTTCTTCTGTTCAAGACTTTCCCTGATATAATCTTCAAAAGATTTCACCTGAAGATATTCCATACTCATAATGTCATCTATGTCCTTGTCCATATTCAATTCACCCTTGGCATTTATAATTCCTTTCTCCTGAAGTTTTTCCCATACTTTTTCATACCCATATTTCTTGATAAGACCTGCAAACTTGTTCCATGCATCCTTATATCCTTTATTCCATTCATCCGTAGTCTTTATAATCTGTTCATTTGATTTTTCATCATCTGGATCAACAGGAGGTGGACACATTTCTCTTAATCTGTTCATATACTCATCACTGTCCAGTATGTTCTCCATAGGAACAACAGACTTCTGTCCATATTTTTGATCAAGATAAAGTCCATGTATTTCATTTACAAGTTTCTCCTTTTCTATTATTCCCAGTCTTACAAGACTCTGGTTTACCTCAATATCGGCAGCAAGATTGTTGTCATGATGAGTCTGTGGTGTTGATGGTTTTCCATTCGCGGCAAGCCAGTTCTTTCCTCGTTGTATATGATTATACAAGACATGAAATACTTCATGCATAATGACTGCTGCAATAAGTTCCCTGTCCATCTTCAATGTGTGATATATGAATCCAGCATTCATATACAGATTCATATTCTCATCAACTGCCATTGTCTTTATCTGTCCACTATCCCTCAAATATATCACATTGAGTCTTGAACCGAACTTCATAGTTCTTGTAAATTCACTGAACAGATATTGAAGAGCCTTATCAACAGCATTCACAATTTCTTTCGGATTGACTGATGTCCCATCTTCAAATGTTATAGGACCACTATCTATGAATATCTGGTTGCATCTGTTCTGCATACCATCCATAAGTCCTTCATTCAAATGCCTTGCATTTATGAAAGTATCAAAATCCTGTATTATCGATAATTTTCTATCCATAAAATAAAAATGATTATTTTATTTATGAAAGATTTGGAAATATCAAAATGTTTTCTTATCTTTGCACCATAATAAAAAATAACAATATATGCAAAATGTAAATGAACTGATGAACAGACTTCATAATGGGATTGTGGAGTTTGAATACAAAAAGAAAGACGGAAGTATAAGAAAAGCAAAAGGAACACTATACCCAGAATTTCTTCCAGAGAAAGAAAATGAAGAAATCAAATTCGATGTTCAGGCAATAGATACATTACTTGAAATAAAAAACATTTCTTTTGAAGAATATATGGAAACAAATAATCTTGAATTATTGAAAAAAGAAAATGAAAAGTATGTGTTCATTCTCAATAGAAAGAAAAAAGAGAAACAAGAGAATACAGTCATTTATTATGATTTTGAAAATAATTCTTTCAGATCTTTTATAAAAGAAAATTTTATAAGAATAATAGAATAATTTTTTCTATAAAAAAAGTTTTTCTATAAATAAATTTTATATGAATTTTTTATTATAGAATTCTAGTTAACTATTGTTTTTTTTTTCTAACAATAACATTTTTTTTTATATAATATATACAAACGAGCCATATCACTTTTTGAAGACAATGTATTGATTTATAAATTGTTATCTTCAAAAAAAGTTATAAATTTGATAAAATTTTGAGTGTTATGAGAATAAAGATTTTTGACAAGATTTGGATAATTTTGAAATCATCATATCTTTGTATGAGATTTCCATTTTTGTATCCGAGAAACAGGTTTTCCGGAAGACATTATACAAACTGGAAGTTGCAGGAAAAATATACTTCAATTTACAGGAAATGGAGTGAATTTGCAAGGACACACCAGAAGGAATATTATAACAGGTTTGGTGATGTGAGTGTCATATGGATAGGTGCATTGTCAAACAGTTTTGTGAAACCTGAATATGTAATGAAACTCGCATCATATAAGGACAGGTTTCTTTATTTCTGGTATAAGTTCTGTGAGAGATTTCTTGGTTTTTTTCATTTTATCCCCGAATATACAGAACTTGATTTTATGCCGAAAGGTTGGAGAAAGAGATTTGGTATTGATTTCTGTAAGGAACTCAAAAGGGCGATACTTCATTCTGGTGGAAGAAAATATATGAAGGAATTCAGGATTCTTGACATAAAGGAGAAGTATGGGACATTGAGAGTATATGTGCAGGGAGAGACTGATGAAGTCAGCAGGGTGATAAGAAAGTATGAATACATTTCTGAATATGTCTGCATAGTCTGTGGTGAGGATGCTGTGAAATGTACAACAGGATGGATTTCACCGTATTGTGAGAAGTGTCTTCCTGAAACAGACGGGTGGATGTGGATAGATCCTGTGTATGGATGGAGTAATGGACAAAGAAGTGAGGAGAACAAGAAAAGGCATATGCAAGAAAGAAATAATGAATAACTTATGATTTTGAGATTTGACGAATTCTGCAACGAAAGAGAAACAATGGACATATGTCCATATGATTATCTCAATGAGACATTAACAGTGTCTATGGATGTGAAATTTGCAGTAGATGATGTTGTGAAATTTATTGAGAACAGAATTGAAGGAGATGAAATTATTTTCGTTGAAAAGAAAGATATCTTGAATTGTGAATGTGATATGTTCAGGTTCAGGTATAATCCTGTATGTAAAATATTTGGTTGTGATTGTGAATTCATTTTGACATTTTATAATATTATTGGTGATGCTTCAAATATTACGGATGAACAAGTCAACAATTTTGTATTGAAGAATAATTTCAATGCAGAGATGAACACAAGATCAATGGTTATAAATGAAATTTCTCATGTGAATTTTGTTATGCGTGGTCAATTGATTCTTTTGAATGGAAAGGTTTCAAAGTTTTCAAAATCCACAATTTCACATGAATTGAGACATGGATACATATCATATAAACTGTATGATGGTGTTCGGGAAGATGATTTGAAGAAAAATATAAAATCTACAGAGAAATGGAGAAAGACTTATAATCTTGCTGTGAAATATATACAGAACTATAAGGATAATGAAGTTGAGAGAAGATTGACTGATAAATCATTTTATAACCTGATGTATGCAATATATTCCTGTGATATAAGTGAAGTTGCTGCTTTTGCACAGGAAGCATATGATACCTGTATTGAATGCAAAACAAAGAATGAGATCATTAACAAAATGGAAGACACAAATCTGCATGAAATGATGTATGTGTTCCATAATGTTTTGAAGTTAATGAATGATGATACTGTTCAAAATATGTATTCAAAAAAGAAGCCTGATGATTTTCCCACAGTTCATCAGTTCATCAAACTTGTTAAGAAAAGATATAAGAAATCAAAGACAAGTTATGGGTGTATAATTACATTGTTGTGTGATGAACTTGATGAAAGAAATGAACATATTCTTATTGATGTGAAATAAATAACTTATGATTTTGAGATTTGATGAATTCTGTGATAAAAATGACAGAATGTTTGGAGTGAAGAAAGATGATGATTTTGATTATATCAATGAAACATTGTCTGTATCTATGGATGTAAATGATGCCACTGATGAAGTTGTATCATTTATTGAAAGTTATACTGGTGAAAAGATTACTATAGAACAGGGTGATATATGCAGTATTGTGAAGTTCAGGAAGAATCCTGTAATCAATGTTTTCGGGTGTGACTGTGAATTTGACTTGAAGATATATGAACTGCAAAATGATGTTAATTTGAAGTCATTTGTTGAGAATAATGATTTTGGAGCAAGAGTCATTGTCAATCATAATGTCATTGATGGAAATGTAAGTTTGAATTTTGTCATCAGGGGTGAGATTATTATGCAAAACAAGAAAATTGTGCAGAAATCCAGAACTATACTTGCACATGAGTTGAGACATGCATATGAACAGACCATGATATACAATGGTCTTCCAGAATTTGATTACAGGAGAATTCTCGAATTGTCAAGGAAATGGAGAGAAATATACATGAAGTGTGTCAATTATATAAAGTTGAGTGATAGTTATAAAATCATCAAGTTGTTTGATGGGCCAGAGTTTTATAAGATTTTATATGTGATTTACTGCTGTGATACCAGTGAAGTTTCTGCTCTTACACAGGAAGCATATGAAGACTGTAAGGATTGTGTGTCAAAGGATGAAGTCAAGACAAAGATGAAGAATACGGATTTGCATATGATTTTGAAATTGTTTGACAGTATTCTCCATATGTTTGAAGATGATGATATACAAAAAACATATGATAGAAACAAGAAAAAATATTATTTTGACGAGTTTCCTACAATTCATAATCTTTTGAAACTCATAATGAAGAGATATATGAAGATAAGATCAAATTATGGTAAGGTTCTTGCCTTGATTTGTGGAAGGTTTGATGAGAATGAAGGATTGAATTTGATTGATGTGAAATATTAAAAAGACTGACAAGTGTCAGTCTTTTTGTTATTTTTATGAAAAAAAAATATTTGATGATTGAAACCATTTCATTGTTCAAGGAAGATATTCCGGAAAGTGGATGTGTCTTTATGGGAGATAAGGACATAGATGATATATGTTCATATTATGATAACCTGAATGATGATGGTTCACATATGATGTCAAGTGATGATATTTGTACACCTATGTCTTGTGTGAAACTTATGGTTGATTATATTCCGGAAGAATTCTGGAACAGGAATAATTTGAAGGTTCTTGATCCTTGTTGTGGGAATGGCAATTTTGGTGCATACATTATGTCAAAGACTTCAATAGACAATATATGGTTCAATGAGATTTCTCCTGTGAGATATTCGAATTGTAAAAGGATTTTGAACCCGGAACATATATCAAACAGTGATTTCTTTGACATATATGACAGATTTGATCTGATTGTGATGAACCCACCTTATTCTGGTGGAGGAAACAAGAATCAAAGTCTGTCAAACAGATTTATAGAGTATGCTATTGATTTGTTGAATGACACTGGATATTTGTGTGTGGTTGCACCTAATAACTGGATGAGTTATAACAATGACAATACCACATTGAAGAAACTTTTGTCAAGGGGATCATTTATGGTCATAGACAATGACATCAAGAAATATTTTTCAGGTGTCGGCAGTTCATTTACTGTATTTTTGTGGCAGAAGGGAGTGTGTGGTCATAAAACAAGGGTTATGAACAATTATCTTTTGAAGGATGAACAGTATGTATATCTTGATGAGAATATGAAGTTCATACCTTTATATCTTTCGCAGGAAATTATTGATTTATCTGTGAAATGTGTTGGTGAAGAGAATGGTATTGATTATAGATGCGATCTTCATAACTTCACACAGAAGAATAAATTGAGGGATGAACCAGATGAAAAATATTGTTATGAGACAATTCATACTGCAAAGAAGACAAGATATGCAAATGAAAAACAGGACATATATGACAAATGGACGGTCATAATTCCTTTATCAAATTATTTTATACCTTTCATAAGAACAAATGTCAATGTTACACAATCAGTGTCATATGTTTCATTTGATGATAAAAAAGAAGCAGAAGAAATGGTAAGAACACTTGAACAGGATTATGTAAAGGTTCTTGTTCATTTGACAAGATATGGAAACTTCAATAATGTCATGTTGTTGAAACATATCAGATTGAATGATGTGGTTTTGAATGAAAATGAACAGAAGATTATAAAGAAACTTGTTGAGAAAATAAAATACTAGTTTCTTGTGATTTCTTTTGAACCTACTATGTTGTGTTGATTGTTTCCAATGGGGATTTTATTGCATGATTTTTTGCACAATGAAATAAGGATGTGCTCAACAGCAATAGGAATTCTTTGGTCAGGACTTGAATAACCAGCATTTATTCCTTTCCACATTACTTCTTCATTATTACCTTCACCATATAGATAAAGGTTGAAAATTACATCTGGATTATGTTTTTGAATGTTGCAGATAGTTTGGAGAACTTTATAATTGGTTGTTGAGTTTGTTCCCTTGTTTTCTCTGTATTTCTTCTTACCACAGTTGTATGACTGCAACCTTTCTTCCCATGTTTTCCTTGACATTCCTATTTGAAAATGAATTCAATATTGTCGATTATGCATGTGATGATGTAATCAATACCATTTATCTTTGAATAAGTGTTGTAGTCCTTTGTCTTGTTGTGGATAAACAGTTCTTCATCTTCTCCTTTTAGTTCACAGATGAAGTGAAAGTTGTCCTTTGAAACAAGTTCTTCACCTGTCCATTGTTTGAAGATGTTCTTCAATGAATCAAATTTGCAGTTTGATGACTTTATTTCAGTTTGTGAATGAATGAGTTCATCATCATTTTCAATTTCATCAGTGTCATCAGGGTCTGACCACAGGTTATATTTCGGATTTTCATAAGTTTTTGCTTCCTGAATAAATTGTTCAAAGGTTTTGATATTCATAGTTTGTTATTTTTATTGTGGTTTTATTTATGAATAAGTATGAAATTTATAATAGTCGGCAAGGCTGCTTCCGGTAAGGACTGGTTGCAGAAAAGGATGATTGAAAGTGGATATGTTCCTATGAGACAATATACTACAAGGGATAAGAGGGACAATGAATCAGGTGATGAATATCATTTTGTCAATGAAACTGAATTCAAGGAGATGGAGAAATCTGGGAAATTTGTTTCCGTCAATTTTTACAGAATAGGTTGGTATGGAATTTCAATGGATGAATTCAAGTCATGTAATGTTGCAATATTGAGTCCAGCAAATGTAAAGGACATATTTTCAAAGTATCATGAATTGAGAAGTCTTTGCAGGATAATTTATCTTGATATTCCTGTTGATGTGAGAAGGGAAAGACTGTCCGTGAGATATGAAGGTAAACCAGGAGATGACAATGAAATCAGGATTATGAACGATGAGAATGATTTTGCTGGGTTCAAGGATTATGATGTCAAATTGTGTGATGAAGGTGAAATCTCAACCTTCATAAATAACCTTACCCCCTTTCAAAAATGGTAGGTGAATGATGAAATCAAGTGATGTCTGTTGATATTTTCAACGACAAAATAATATATAATTTTATTGTTTATGAAGATAATAAAGCATAGCGGAGAGGAAGTTACTTTCAGCAAGTCAAACATCGTAAGGGCAGTTCAGTCTGCAAATATGAGGGTCAGTCTTGACAAGAGATTTACGGATGATGAAATCAAGGAGATTGCAAAGTGTGTTGAGGACAGGTGTAAGAATGAACCACACACATTGAATACAGGGGATATTCAGGTGCTTGTCGAGAATGAGATTATGAACAGAGGAAAGTTTGATGTTGCAAGGGAGTATATAACTTATAGATACCAGAAGGCATTGGATCAGAAGAAGAACACGACTGATAGTGCAATTCTTGCACTTCTCAATAACAGCAATGAGGAGCTGAAACAGGAGAATGCTAACAAGAATCCTATGATAATAAATGTTCAAAGGGACTATATGGCAGGAGAGGTGTCTAAGGATATTTCACAGAGATATTTGATACCTGAAGATATCTGGAATGCACATGAGGCAGGTATCCTACATTTTCATGATGTCGATTATTTTGCAAATTCTGAATATAATTGTTGTCTTGTGAATCTTGGGGATATGTTGCAGAATGGGACAGTTGTTTCTGGATTCGGTATTGATAAACCTCACAGGTTCTCTGTTGCTGCAACCATAGCATCTCAAATTGCACAGCAGGTTTCATCTTCTCAATATGGTGGTCAGACAATGTATATTTCAGATCTTTCACCATTTGTTGAGGAATCAAGAAAATCTTTTAGGAAAAGATTTATTGAGATGGGATTTGATGAAAAGAGTCCCGAATTTGATGACATGGTTGAAAAGATGACTGTTCTTGATGTTGAGGATGGAGTGCAGACATTTATGTATCAACTCAACACAATGTCAGGAACAAATGGTCAGGCACCGTTTATTTCATTGTTTATGTATCTTGATGATGTTCCTGAAGGAAGAGAACGTGATGATCTTGCACTTGTTTGCAGAAAGATATTTGAGCAGAGGATTGTTGGTCTTAAGAATCCATCCGGTGTGTATGTGGCTCCGGCATTTCCGAAATTGCTTTATGTGCTTGATGAAGACAATATCGCAGAAGACAGTAAGTATTGGGATTTGACAGTTCTTGCCGCTACCTGCACATCAAAGAGAATGGTGCCGGATTATATTTCCGCAAAGGTGATGAAGGAATTGAAGGAAGGGAATGTTTATGGGTGCATGGGCTGTAGAAGTTGGCTTACTCCAGCGTATGTTGATAAGAAGGATAACTGGAAAATCACTACAAAGAAAAAGGGTATCCCTAAATTCAAGGGTAGATTCAATCAGGGTGTTGTCACTATAAATCTTCCTGATGTGGCACTTACATCAAAGGGGGATATGGAGAGATTCTGGTATATTCTTGATGAAAGACTTGAACTTTGTCATAGGGCATTGAGATTGAGACACGAACATTTGAGAGGTGTGAAATCTGATGTTGCACCTATTCTTTGGCAGAATGGGGCAATTGCGAGACTCAAACCAGGTGAGACTATTGACAAACTTCTTTATGATGGATATTCTACCATTTCATTGGGATATGTGGGTTTGTATGAGTGTGTCAAGTATATGACAGGAAAAGATCATTGGATTCCTGAAGATGAAGGTGGTGCGCTTGAATTTGCTGAAAAGATAATGCAGAGACTCAATGACAAGTGCAGTCAATGGAAGGAAATTGAAAGAATATCATATTCTGTATATGGAACACCTGAAGAATCCACCACATATAAGTTTGCAAAAGCATTACAAAAAAGATTTGGTATAATCAAAGGAATTACTGACAAAAACTATGTAACGAATTCTTATCATATTCCAGTGTTTGAGGAAATTGATGCATTTAGTAAATTGTCATATGAAGCTCCTTTGCAGAGATTGAGTCCTGGTGGAGCAATTTCATATATAGAGGCACCTAATATGACAAACAATGTCGATGGTGTTCTTGCTGTCATCAAGCATATATATGAAAATATTATGTATGCTGAAATAAATCTCAAGCTTGATCATTGTGATGCCTGTGGATATGATGGAGCATTTGACATAAAGGAAGAGGATGGGAAACTTCAGTTTGTGTGTCCTAATTGTGGGGAGAAGGAATTTGATCACAGTCCTACTAAATTACGTCCTACACGACGAGTCTGTGGATACATTTCTTCAAATCAAATGAATCAAGGTAGAATGGGAGAGATAAAGGACAGGGTGGAACATTTGTAATATGAACAATATTTTGTCATTTGATGACTTCATAGGTTGCAAAGGGTCTTCCTATTTCAGTGATTATGTCTTGGAATCATTGTCAATATCCGCTGATGTTGACAATGAAACAAGACAGGTCATAAATTTTTTGAATAAATCTGTGAGAACAGGTGATGTAATAAAGAGTATGAGATATAAAGATATCTGATTATTTGTTATTTTTTTTTTGTTTATGGAAAATAAAGTGGAAATAGGAAATTGCATCTTATATCTGGGAGACTGTTATGATGTATTGAAAAATCTTCCTGACAACTATATAACTCTTGTTCATTCGGATCCTCCATATGTTGTTCATAGTGGTGCACAAAAGTCTGAGTGGTATGACAGGATAGGTGTGAACAGGCAACTGGACAACTTGAAGGATGCGGATATCTCAGATGGTTTTGATATGAATCTGGTTCTCACTGAACTTGAAAGGATATGTAAATGTCCGAATTATCAGTTGTGGTGTTCGAAGAAACAGTTTCCCGAACTTCTCAATTATGCTATGGGTAAGGGATATTCATGGCAGGACATAATGCTTTACAGGAACAATGCATTGCCTAACTTGAATGGAAAATATCAGGACAAGGATTATTGCATTCATATGTGGAAGGGGAGAAAGATAACAGGAGAATATAAGGATAAAGTTACAGGATATAACTGGAATATAGGGGGAAAGAAGGAATGGAATCATCCCGCACTGAAACCTGTTGAACCTGTCATTCATATGTTGAAAACTGGAAGTAATGAAGGTGATGTTGTTCTTGATATGTTTATGGGAAGTGGAACTACAGGTGAGGCATGCGTAAGGACAGGAAGAAGATTTGTGGGTATTGAAAGGAATCCTGAATATTTCAATATGACAGTGGAAAGAATAAGCAGGATTACAGATACACATATAAACAGTTTATTTTGAAATGAGCAAGATTATAAGAATAGATACTCTTCATACCGGAGACAGACATTCCTGTGCAGCAAACGGAGACGGGATAAGGATTGTGGTATGGTGGAATTACTGTGATATTCATTGTCCAGGATGTCATAACAGACAATACTGGAACTATGACAATAATGACTTTGAAGATTTCAGTGAAAAACATATAGAACTTGTGGTGGAAGAAACTCATAAGTATGAAAACATTTATAAGGGTGTGTCCATACTGGGGGGAGAACCGTTTTCAGTAAAGAACATAGATGATGTTATTGTATTTTGTGAAAGATACAAGGAACAGTGTCCAGACAAGGATATATGGATATGGTCAGGTCATACTTATGAATGGTTGAAGTCTCAGACTGGAAAGTATGGGGATGATGTGAAGAAACTTTTTTCTTTGTGTGATTTTCTTGTTGATGGACCGTTCATACTTGAAAGAAGAAACATATCCTTGAAGTTCAGGGGAAGTGATAACCAGAGAATAATTGACTTGAAAAATGAAAAGGTGATATCTTGAAGATATCACATCTTTTATATATCTAATTCTTCATTTATATTGTATAAATTTAGTTGAAAGAAATGATTGTGACTTGATATAAAAAAAAAATAATTTCAGGAGTCATATATGACTCCTGAAATGTTTATAATTTTTATTTGGTTTCAATATATTCAAATCTTTCTTTAAAGTATGGTGCATTTTCAAATTTATCTTTATAATCATCTGTTAAAATTATAAATACACCCCTAAAATAAATATGTGTGTCATTATCATAATTATGTGATTTAGGAATAAATATGTCAGTTATACCTGGTATATCATATCTATTATTGAAAGAATTTGATATTATATTTGATGTCATTATTTTTTTTTTCTATTACATCAGTTGGAAAGTCATTAAATACAATGCACTGATTATTTCCATTTTTTAGAAGTTCAAATAAACTATATTTATTCAAAGGTTCAATACCATTCATCCACAGAGAAGGTATTTTAAGGGTAGATAAAATGGATTTTAAATCTTTTGAAGAAAAATTATGAGACATATGTATGATTAATCCATTTTTATCAATTTCATTTGTCTCATAATGTAAGAATTTTTTAAAATCATCAAGAACATTTTTAAGAATGTATGTATCTTTTATTTCATTCTTTTCATTTAGTTTGTTGTGATTAACAAAACTGTTAAAATCTTTAATTTTTGTATACATTTTTTTTTTATATATTTATGTTTAAAAATATCAAAACATTCAGACATTGTACAAAGTATTTATGAAATTTATTGGGAATGATATACTTGTTGGCAATAGCAACTATATAAAAATCTAAAATTCAATATATTAGATAAAAGCTATAGAAATGCATCAACCTATTGCAGTAAGGTTACTTTCAGGCTTATGGATTTGCGGTTTTAGTAATGGTTTTATTACCAACTGATATATCATTCCCAATTTATTTTAAGTATTTATATGGTTTGAGTGCAATTTGTTTTGTTATTTCAATGGTTTGAACTTATTGACTTTCAGGAATTCCTTTATGTTGTCAAGTTCATATTTCTGTTCTGGACCAATATTGTAATGAAGAATATCATTTCTCATTTTGTTATCCATTTCACTAACTAATTCAAAGCCAGATAGATATGTAGTCATTGACTCTCCAGATTTAATTTTTGTATCTTTGTTTCTTCTTCTGGGTCTCACTACTGTTTTGAATGCAGTATAGTCCGTCATACCTTTTGCATGATTTTTTACCCAGTCAAACAAATCACAGAAGTCCATCTCGAACATAAGATATGATACACAAGTTTTCATTGCTATGTTGAACATCACATTATCCTTCTTGTGTTTCACTTTATGTAAGGAATTCCAAACAGCAAGTCCTTCATCGAAAATTGAACTTGATTGAAGACCATATGCGAACAACCATAGACCTGTCTGTTTTCCATAATATCTTCTACCCACATGTCCCTTAATTTCATGTGCGATTAATCCGTCAATGTCAGCATCTGAAAATCTTGAAGTTTTGTTGATATTCACATGCCCCATCTTCACGTTCATTCTCGGAAGCATTCCTGAATCTATTTCCACATCAAAGTCATAACCGAGATCATCAAGTGCATCTTCAATTCTTTCCTTTACTTCATCTGCATCTTTGTTTCTGTCATTCTTGAAATCTGGCTTCTTGTATGGATTGTCTTTTATTATCTGCAATGCATGTTTGTATAATTCCTTATCTACTGGATTTTCTCCTGGTTCATATGTTCCTTCTTCAAGTTTCTTTCTTTGTTCAAGACTTGATCTCATTGAATGAATCTTTTCAAGATAGAACTTCGATATATAACATTTGTCCTTTATTTCTTCAAAGTCGTCAATGAGTTTTCCGAAGTCGTCATACAGTTTCATATCCACTGAAGAATTCTGTATTTCAAGCTGAGGATAATACTTTTGTCCATTTTCCTTTGCTTTCATGAACTTGTCAAATTCTTCCTTTATGTTGTCTACTGTTTGTGCGACATACTTTGTGCGAAATTTTTCGATAAGTTTATGATATCTCTCATCAAGAATAAGAAGTTTTTTCTTTGTTTCATTGTCCATCAGGAATACACTGGTTGATTCCGCTATGAATTCTTCAAAATCAAGAATGTTTTTCATAAATAAATCATAAGATATTTTATTTATGACACAATTTGTTTTCAATCCCAGAACAGGAATGATGGATATAAAGAAGGATGATCAGATTTATTTTGCACAATCACAGGGTGGTGGTTTGAGAATTGATGATCATAAACATAATGTTAAATTTATTGTAAATAGAAATGAAACAATAACAAACATATCTGGAATTTCAGGTTCAAATGTTGGTATATATGATATGAGAGATGCAAGAATAATTGCGGAACGAGTGCTAAGGATGTTTGGATATAAACATAGATATGCTGATTATAAGATGTTTCTTCAAGGATATAAAAATAATGAAAACATCATAAAGTCATTTGATGAATTTGTGAATGAGGGAATTATTGGAGACATTGCAAAAAGGGATCTTACTGGTGAAATAAAAAAAGAGGATGGTCTGACTGTGGGTGTCATTGATGGAGAGAGATTGGTTATGCCTGCTGAAATTGATGGTAATCTTGTTGATTTTGATGGAAAAAAGTATGCATATGTCAAGGAATTGGACAGTTATTTTGCTGTGGTTGAAGATGATGATGATACATATTACAGATATAATCCAGAAATTTCAGGAAACAAAGTGAATATGGAAGAGTGGTTTTATACACAAAAACCTTTAAGGGAATATAATTTCATATGGTTGAGAGCTTTGATTGAAGCCATTGGTGAAGATTATTTATCAATTGATGATTTTTATGGTTTCCATACTGATTTTGGTACTACAGTAAATTATAGATGTGAATTTATGTTTGACAATGGTGAGGTATATTATGGATATGATGATAGGAATTATGCAATAAAGGATGCAATGGATGAGACATATGATTTTTTGAAAACAAACGGTATTGATGAAATTTCTTTCAAAAATTTCAGAGATACTTTTGGTGATGACTCTATAGATATTGACAAGATAAAGGATATACTTAAAGAAGATTATGAAAATTATTATAATGAACTTGATAATGATGACAAGATAGATGAACTTTTGAGATATGATGTCATCACTGATAATGATGATTATTTTGAGATGGATGATGATGGTGATCCTGACCACACAAGACCTACATTTGATCCAGATCTTTATGATGGTGATTATGCTGATGCAAGATTGGAGGATATGGGAGATAATGGTGTTATAGAAGAATATTTTGATATTTTTGGTTATGATAATATTGAAGACATTGTGGATTATGATGAACTTACAAAGATGATAGTGGATAATGATGGTCCAGAAAATACATTAGCATCTTATGACAGCAAGGAAAGGGAAGTTACCATTGATGGTGAGACATATTATTTTTATAGGAGAGACTGATGATTTTTGATTTTGAGACATTTATAAATGAGAGTAGTTTGAAGAAGTTGAAAGATGAACTGCATGGAGTTCTTGACAAGTCAGGGAGAAAGAGGATGAGACAGGAACTCAAGGATAATATCATCACGTTCAAGTTCAAGAAAAGAAATGGGGAGATAAGGAAGGCACATGGGACTCTTCATCCAAGTTATCTTCCTGCATTGAGGGGTGGTTCACCAAAACCGGAAAGACAGATGGTCTATTATGATCTTGACAAGAAGCAGTGGAGAAGTTTCAGATCTTATTCATTTATCAAGATTTTGAATATAAAACCCATCAAGGATGATGAAAAGGTGAAGAAAGTTCATAAACCGGAAGATGATGAAGAAATCAGGAAAGTTCATCCTGAACACAAGATTGAGAAGAGTGAAGAGTAGTTCTTCACTCTTTTTGTTATTTTTGTTGATATGGGAATTACGAAGTCAAAGGGACATAAGGAACTGAATGACAAGTTCTATACAAATCCTGAAATATCAAAAATGTGCATAGAACTGGTTGATGTTTCTGGGTTTGATATTGTTGTAGAACCCAGTGCAGGAAGTGGTTCATTTTCAAAGCAGATAGACATGTGTGTCGCTTATGATCTTGTACCTGAAAGTAATGAAATAATAAGGCAGGATTTTCTTGAACTTGATGTTGATGACTTGATAGGGAAGAATGTCCTGACAATAGGAAACCCACCGTTTGGTGTACAGAACAATCTTGCCGTGAAATTTTTTAACAAGGCGGCAGAGTATTCTTCCATAATCGCATTTATTCTTCCAAAATCATTTATGAAGTCATCTGTGCAAAATAGACTTGACTTGAGATTTCATCTTGACAAGTGTGTTGAACTGCCGAAGAATTCTTTTCTTTTGAATGGTGAACCTTATGATGTACCCTGTGTGTTTCAAATATGGAAAAAAGATAATCATAGAAGAATACCTGTGGGTGAAAATAGAAATAATCCATATATCAAATTTGTGAAGGATGACTTTGATTTTGCCATATGGAGAGTGGGTGGAAAATCTGGAGTTGCATATATTCCGGAAGACAAGTCATTAGTGTCAAGACAGTCAAATTATCTTGTGAAGAATGTTTCATTGTATGATGATAAGACTCTGGTCAGGATGATAAACGAGATTGACAAGGATTGTGTGAAATATTGTGTTGGACCCTAAAAGCATATCAAAAAATGAGTTGAATGGATATATGATTGAACATATAGATGAAAAAAGACAGCAGTCTGGATTTGATTTTGAAAGGGTTGTCGAAAGACTGTTCAGGAATGTTCATAGGGAAGGAAAGAAATATACGGATGAATTTGATGGTGAGATCAGATATGATAATGTTTCCATACCCTGTCAAATGAAGCATACTGTGTTATCAACAAAATCAATAGTTGAACTTGCTGATTTTGACAGGAATGTAAATAAACAGGAAGACTATATTTTGTTTATGGGTGTTAATAATGAAAACAGTTATAACAGATTGAGACTGCATTATAAAGACTTGATAATGTCCATAGACGATAATATAGATACATCATTGAGTGATATTTTTGTTTATCATATATATCCAGATAAACTGAAAATCAACAGTTCATTTATGGAAAGGATAAACAAGAGAATTGTCAATAACAGATATACAAGATGTATGGACATTGACAGAACTGACTGTGATTTCAAAGATGAAAGAATATTCAAACATAGTGTAAATACATCAACAAAGACAATAATGAACATACTGATTGATAAGTATATATCTGTTTGATAAATCTTTTCTCAATAGTGATTATGGTTATGTTGTCTATGAACCTGTGAAAGGTTTCATAACCCATATACCTGTAGATGGGTATGGTAATGTATATGATGATGTTGATAATGTTCCTGAATGTTATGATGCGATATTGAAAGTTGATTATACAAATTTGACTGATGACAACTGGAAGATTGTGAATGATTTTATAATAGATGAATACAACAAGGATAATGAAATTGTTTCATTGCATATAAAGAGAGATCATAGGAATCAGTATAGATGGCAGTGTTCTGTTAAAATAGTTGATATTGAAGATATGTTGTGTGATTATGATGAGAAGATGTTTGAACTGAACAGACATTTGAAGAATATATTGTCATTTGATGATTATATGAAAGAACATCCATTATGGAAATAAAATAATTTTGTTATTTTTATTTGTGATAAATTGAAAATTAAAATAAAACTATGAGTAAAATAATTGGAATTGATTTGGGATCCACATTGAGTGAGGTTGCTGTAATGGAGGGTGGTCATCCTACCATCATTGTGAATGATGAGGGGTCAAGAACAACACCATCTGTAATAAGTTTTGATAAGGATGGTGAAAGAAAGGTTGGATCTGCTGCAAAAAGGCAGATGGTGACAAATCCGAAAGGAACAGTCAATCTCATCAAGAGATTTATGGGTGGAACATATGATGAAGTGAAGAATAACATTTCTCATATTCAGTATGACGTAATCAATAAGGATGGGTTTCCGAAAGTATTGATAAATGGAAAGGAATATTCACCTGAAGAATTGTCTGCAATGATATTGTCAAAACTCAAACAGAGTGCTGAAAGTTATCTTGGTGAGACTGTGAAGGATGCGGTCATAACTGTTCCTGCATACTTCAATAATGAACAGAGGGAAGCAACAAAAAGAGCAGGTGAAATTGCAGGTCTGGATGTGAAAAGAATTGTTGCTGAACCTACTGCTGCAATACTTGCATCAAACATTGATATGTCAAAGGGTGGTAAGTATATGGTCTGTGACTATGGAGGAAGCACACTAGATATTTCCATTGCAGACATCTCAGACAATGTTGTTGAAATACTTGCATCAAATGGTGATGTATATTGTGGTGGTTCGGATCTTGATAAACTTGTGTCAAACTATATTGTTGATGAATTCAAGAAGACTGAAAATGTTGATTTGTCAAAGGACACAATGGCAATGAGTAGAATTATTGAAGCTGCCGAAAAAGCAAAGATTGAACTTTCAAATGTTTCAATTACTGATATCAATCTTCCTTATATCACAGCAACTGAATCTGGTCCGAAACATCTTGTAATGCAGTTGTCAAAGGCAAAGTTTGAACAGATTATTGACAATGAAGTATCAAAGGTAATCAATATTGCAAAGGAAGCATTGAAGAAATCTGGTCTAAAAACAGAAGATCTTGATGGTATTCTTCTTGTTGGTGGTTCTACAAGAATTCCGAAAGTTCAGGAAGAACTCACAAAGACATTTGGAAGACCACTTATCAAGAATGTAAATGTTGATGAAGTTGTTGCACTTGGTGCTGCTGTTCAGGGATCAATTATAAATGGAGATAAGACTGATCTTCTTCTTCTTGATGTGACACCATTGTCTCTCGGTATTGAAACTCTTGGAGGTGTGATGACGAAGATTGTGGATGCGAATACCACTATCCCCGTATCAAAATCACAGGTGTTCTCAACTGCGGAGGACAATCAGACTTCCGTTGAAATCAGGGTTCTTCAGGGTGAACGACCTATGGCAAACGACAACAAGCAGTTGGGGATATTCCATCTTGACGGACTTCTTCCTGCCAAACGTGGGACAGCTCAGGTGGAAGTTTCTTTCAATATTGACGCAAATGGAATTTTGAATGTGTCTGCAAAGGACAAGGCAACCGGAAAGGAACAGTCGATAAGGATTGAAGCGAATTCAGGATTGACCGATGCGGACATTGAAAGGATGAAGAAGGAGGCAGAAGCGAATGCGGAAGCAGACAAGAAGGAACTTGAAAAAACACAGACTTTCAATCTTGCAGAATCAACAATCTTCCAAACTGAAAAACAGATTGATGAATATAAGGATAAACTTACGGATGAACAGAAGTCTGGTCTTGAAAATGGGTTGAGTGCATTGAAGGATGCATATGAACAGAAAGATCTTGATGCAGTGAAGTCCTGTCTTGATATTTTGAATAAGACATGGAATGATATTGCGGAAGTCCTTTATAAGGATAAAGGAAATTCTGAAACTGAAAACAAATAATTGAAACAGGGAGGTTTGACAATCTCCCTGTTTTCATAAATACTTATATAAATTTTATCTTATGGCAGTAACACCATTTTTGAAGAGAATATCAAAGCAAGGAGGTACACTTTATGTATTTCCATCAGTCAGTCAGGATTTAACAAGAACTTTTGTATCAAATGATTATGAATTCAGGTTTAGTCATTTTGCATGTCTCAATCTTCCAGATATTATGTCTGGAAAATATAGTGATGGACTTGATAAGGGATTATATCTTGAAACTTTCAAGGAGATAGAAAATACAACATCTGATGGTATTGCAAAGGTTATCACGGAGGAATTCCAGAATTATATTATGAATTTTGAGACTGCCATACTGAACGGGGAGGGAGACAATGATGATTATGACAATGACATGATGACCACCGTTTCCGAGAAGGTTTTCTTCAACTGGTTGCAAAAGGTGGGAGGTATAAAGTTCAATGACAATGTTGAGGATTATACCGACTTGTCGGACAGGACTGTTCAGTATATAGGAGACATTGATGTGATGAACACCGTTGAGGTGAACGGAGACACATTCGAAGAACTTTATATTCATATTCCGAGTACTGTAGGTTCGAGCCCGAAAGTTTATTTCAGGGATGGTGATGAGACAGATAACAAGAATTATCTGGACAAGACTTATAATATAGGTGGAGATAAAAAAATCATAGGCAGATCAGGAGAATCCCCATATTTCAGTGATGAAAATAAAACTGATAGGATAAGTAGTAATGCCATTTTTGATGCTGATGGTGATAACAGTTATACAGGTGATTCCGGTCATACCATTGATTTCAGGAATTTGAGTTATGAAAACGGTGCAGGTATTTCCACTATGAATGGGAACAGTTCAGAGGATTTTGAATTCAATGCCATACTCATCTATTATGATTTTTTGAAGAAGACGGAAGATCCTGTTGTGAAGAAATATGTCACAAATCTTTATGGTATTCTCTTTCTTGACAATGTGACCGATTTGAATGACATTAAATCCACTGGAATAAGAAAACTCGGTTATATCCAGAGATATCCGAAGAAGAAGGAAACCATATATGGAAGTGGAAACAGTTTTGCTTTGAAGATTGATCTAAAGATTGACACCATCCCTGACACTAATACAGAAATTGTCAAATATACCGATCCTAACAGTGCGGTGTCGATGGATTTATATGAGAAGGTGATGACACAGTTGCAGAAATGTGTTGATTATTTTTATACACAGAAGAACGAGATTGTTGAATTGAGAAACAGGGTAAGTGAACTTGAAACAGTTCTTTCAGGTATTGACAGGATTTCAGACTTGCGTGGGGAGATAGACAGGTTGTATAATCTCTATGATGGGATGAATACAGTGGATACACAGACGATACTTGATTTGATTGACAAGAATTCACAGAAGATTTCTTCGATAATAAGGGGAGAAACAAATGCCAAACTTCAGTTTGATATGGACGTCATACAGAAAGGTGTAGGTGTGGATCTCATAAAGAACAGGGATACAAATAAGGTAGTAATAAATGCTACCCAGAAATATAATATGAATACAGTCTATACTGATGACAAGTATAGTGCAGTGATTGATGCAGATAATCCGTTTGACACATATGATGAGAGTTCAAAGACTATGTTCATACCTTTGACATATGGAGTCAATTTTGCAGTGATATATTATATTGATAAGGGTGCATGTTCAAAGAATATAGAGATTGACATTGATGATACCGAATACAAATGGGAGAAAGGTCAGTCTATGAAACTGTATTTTCATCCTGTGGATGAAAATGTTGGATTTGAAATTGCAAATGGATTTTCATTGAGGATTGTAATGGGAACATATGTTATAAACATCAATGGAGATAAAATGAATGGAAATAATCTTATTGAGATTGTTTGTATTGATGACAATAAGTTTATATATACAATAAAATAAGGGGATGGACACTGTAAATGGAAATACAACTACTGTAGTATATGGAAAGGGAGATGTATGTCTCAAATTGAATCCGTTTGACAATTACAGGATGTTCACACTTTATGACAACTGGAAGAGTGATGACAGGAAACCTTTGGATTTGTCGAATGGACAGAAGATGTATCTTATATTCAGGTCAAAGAACAAGGAAATAAGAATTCCTGAAATGGATACCATCGATACAAGTTATACTGTCGATAAGGTGAATGGTCAGGTGTTGTTCAAGATAAACCAGAAGAATGCTGTTGATATTCTTGCAATGGACACAAGGACTTTTTATATAACCAGAACATATGAGACTTATGATACATCCGGAGAAAAGGTATTGTCATCAGATGAGGAAGTGATGTATACAGGTCTGTGGAAGGAAGAGGGAACAAATACAATAGAAAACTATACTTCACAGATAAAGAGTCTTACAGATATTCTTGAGGAAAGAAATACCCAGATAAAGGATTTGCAGGAATCGAATGCTAAACTGATTGAACAGAATACAAATTTTGCCACCCAGCTTGAAACATTGAAGGACACTAATGACCAGTTGTCTTCACAGATAACTGAACTTGAGAAGAAGGTGAATGAGTATGAAAGTGGTGCAGAATATACGGGAACAATAATAGGTGAAGGGCAACAGATAAGTATCATATCAGGAAGGACATATACTGAAGATGAACTTAAAGAAATTTCAAAGAATCTTGAGGGAATTAAAATCAAGTGATATTTTTTTTGAAAAAGTTTGTTATATTTAGTTTGTAAGTTTTCAATGTTGTCCGTATGGACAATAGTTATTATAGTTATAAAAGTTTTATAAGTTATGAGTGATGTAAATTTCAATGAGCTTTTTGGAAGTTTTTCAGCTGCCGATGCGCTTGCAGCGACTGAGACAAAAAAGACTTCAGGTTTCTCAAATGGAGAACTTTATAAGCCATCCATCAAGGATGACAAGTGCAAGGATATGAACTACCGTTCACTTGTTCGTTTCATCCCTTTCTATCATGAGGGAAAATGGCGCACGACTCTTTCAAGGTGGGAGTGTTGGCTCAAGGATGTGAATGGTGAGAATGGTATCTTTGTAGTATCACCAAAGACAGCAGGAAAGAACTGTCCTATGCGTAATCTTTCTTATAAGCTTTACACATCCGACAATGCAATTGACAAGGCAAACTCAAAGAAAATCAATGTGTATCAGCAGTATTATGCTCTTGTTGAGGTTGTAAAGGATGTTCAACATCCAGAATATGACGGAAAGGTGTTCATTTATCAGTTTGGTCAGAAAATCAATGACAAACTTGAGGCCGCAATGAAGAGCACAGAATTCACTGACGGTTTCAATCCGTTCGCACTTTTCAATGCAAGACTGTTTGAAATCAATCTCACAAAGGGTGATCAGAAAATGGACAACAGCAGGGTTGTTGCAAATTATGATGCTTGCAGATTCATTGATAAGACTGCACCTATTCATTTTGGTGATGGACAAACTCTTACACAGGATGATCCTGAAACACAGAAGGCATTTCTTGACTGGCTTGATAAGGATGCTCCGAAAATCAAGAACTATCTCTGGAAGGAATGGGATGCAGAGACAACAGAGAAGGTGAATTCAATTCTTGCGACATACAAGTCAGGATATGTTGCACCGAGAACCACCACTGCGGCAGCAAAGGAGACTGTGAAGAATGTTCCAGAAACACCTGTATCCACACCTGTTGTTGAAACAGCTATGAAGGAGGAACCAGTTCAGGAGACTACAATTTCTGAAGATGATGATGCTTGGATCAACAGTGTTCTCAATTCGTAATCAATAATCATATTGAATCTTATGGCAGAGGGGACTTGTCTTCCCCCTGCCTTTTAAACATAATGTAAATGCACAAAACTTTTGTGATAAGTGATACCTGGTTCAACAGGAATCTTATAGATACGGATATGTCCGTATCTGATATCAACAATGTCATAATTTCAGCATGGAACAATCTTGTGAATGATAATGATGATGTTTATGTTCTCGGGGGGTTCGGCATTTCGGATCTTTACAATATAGTTGTAAGACTGAAAGGAAGAATTCATTTTCTTGAAAACTATTTCAATGTCGATGAATGCAAGTCGATGGATGATTTGAATATGTATGTTCAAAAATCAGGAGACACTGAACTTATAAACAGGATTGTGTTTGAACATAAGCAGATAATGCCTTTGAATGAACTTGATGTGATATTGTCTTATTTTCCTTTGAGAAATTGGTCAGGAAAGGATACTGGGACCATATGTTTCCATGGTGTGGACAATAATATAGATATTCAGGAACATACAATTACTTCAATTGCTTCATACTGGAATTATGGTCCGACATGCATAGATGACATAAAGGACAGTCTTGATGCTTTGTCGGAAGAAATGTAGAGAAATATTTGGAATTTCAATAATTTCATATTATCTTTGCACCTGTCAAACAAAAAAAAAAATCAGTTTGACAAAATCAAGAATAAAAATAGTTAAAATAGTTTATAAGTTATGATGGATAGTAAATTGTATGGAGAAATTGGAAAAGCTGTGGAATATGCAAGAAAGAATGGGGGTTCTCTGACTGAACAGAATCTTTTGTATGTGGTCAAACTTGCAAATGACATATCAAGTAAGACAGGAGCAGACTTTGATATGCTTCTCGGTGAAGGTGTGATTGCAATGATAAAGGCTGAACAGAAATATGACAAGGAGAAGAATGATTGTTTTGCAAAATCCACCTGTATGGCTGTCAGGGGATATATGCTCAATGCAATCAACAGACAGACAAGTCTTGTTCATGTGCCTGCAAATCATATGCAAGGATTCAAGAAGGGTCAGGCAAGACTGTCAAAGTCAAAGATTGAATATTCACAGATTGATGCATCAAATTATGACACACTGGGAACTTCATACAATGACGCTTTCTCAAATGACAGAGATATTATACTTCAAGACGGATTGAAGAAACTTGATATTAATGGTAGAATAGCCATCGAGATGAAGTTGAGGATGGGGAAGTATGCGAAGATGATACCTGATGAAAATAATCCTGACAAGATGGTATATCAATACCAGAACAATCTTCATGCGATTGCTGAAGAACTTGAAGTTCCTGTTCCTACAGCGAACAAGATTTATAAGGAGGCCTTCAGCAAGTTATCCACATATTGCCAGAAGGCAATGAATGAATAAATTGAAGGACAGGATTTTATCCTGTCCTTTTTTCATAAATATAATATAATGTTCAATTTTTTCAAACATAAAAAGAAAAGTGAATCAAACACTTATGAAGGAAGGATTATTACTGATGATGAATTCAAGGAAATGATCCGTCCGAAGACAATGGGATTTGTGAATGATGAACTTGATGAGATAAACAAAATGATTGAAGAATTGAAATCTATGGGAATGAAGAATAATGAAAGCTGAAAATAAGGACATAATAAGGGACAGTATTGCGGATCTTCTCACAGACAGTGGAATTGATGTTGCAAATGATGATATAGATGCACAGACACTTACATTTCAAAGAACACCATCTCCTGTTTCAAGGGGTGAAATGGTGACTCTGGAACAGTCAAGACAGAAGGCAACAAGAGTAATGGAGACATTGTTAAGAGTGTATCTGTCCGACAATTTCATATCAAAGAGTGAGTATATACAGGCAAAGGTCAATCTTGATTCAATGACACTGGGAAACATTATGAACCAGATGGAAGTGAGTCAAAGGGCTATAAATGTCCTTATGGAAAATATAGAACTGGGTGATGTCAATCCGAAACTTTTTGATGCACTTGGAAAATTACAGGGAACTTTTATAGATCTTGTGCGAACACAGACAAATTATATAGTGAATGTGGGAAATGAATATGAGAAACTTGCTATGGATAAGGATCAGGTTATAGACACCACAAGCATCTCAACTGCGAAGGAAATATCATCTGGATTCAAATCAAGCAACCAGAAGGATCTTATGAGACTGATACGTGGAGTTTCCGAAAAGGATAATAAATGATGAAAAGAACCTACAATATAGGAACTGAATGTTATGGACTTATAGTTCCATCGAATGATCCGGAATTTCTTCTTCCTATAAAACTTGTCATACTTGAAAAATATGCAATGGGAGAAAGAAACACATATAAAGTCAAGATAAAAGATATTCTGGAAAAGGATATCAATTATCTCAAAGAACATTTTATGAATGTTAAGGTTCAGACAAATTTGAAGTCTGGTGTAAATGCATTATTGAAGAAACCAGAACTTGATGATGTGAATACATTGAGTGATTTGTTGCAAAAACTCAATAACAAGACATTTTATCTTGAAGACAACTATATAACTCTGGACAAGGATGGCCTTGTAGATTTGTATAACAGGTTTGTCAAGTATATGATAAACTATCATTTCAGGAGATTGTATCAGCTTACCAGCAGGACATTTCTCATAAATCAGCCCATATACAACAATCAGAAGGATGTGTTCAAAAGAAGGATTGAAAGACTGGGGTTCAGTGATGTGTTTCAAAAATATGATTTGAAACTTGATATATAAAAAGACTGTCAAATGACAGTCTTTTTTTCATAAATAATTATATAAGTTTGAGTTGTCAATGACAAGAAATATAATTGAATCGAATGCCATAGAATATTCCGGTATCAAGTCAATATCTGGATTTACCTGTATTGTTCCCAGAGAAGATGAGAACAACTTTTATGACAAGAAATTCAGGTATTCTGGGGACAAGATATTATGGTCGGACTATAGACCATTGACAAACAAAAATCTGTCAAACATACTGATAAATGATGGCACAGTATATATTCAGTATAAGTTCAGTCTTGTGGGAGAAAGACCATTAACCGTGGAGAGTATATCACTTGATGTTGATTATATAAAGGATGAAAATGTAATTCCAGAATGTTTCTGGACAAACAGCAAGAGGTCTCCACAGATAGTATATAGTCAGGGAAATAATAATCTTTTCAATCCTTATGACATATCTTCTTCTCTGGGTATGTATAGTCAGTTGTCTACACTTGTGTCGAATATGTTCGGGATATGTGTGCAGTATTTCAAGACAGCGGCTAATTCAAGAAGTAGGGATGTGGTGTTGAAGGAATATTCACTTGAAAATGTCATTGACAATCAGAACATAAAGATACTTGTTCCGGATAATGCTCTGCCGAGCAGGGAGTTACAGTTCAATCAGATGATGATTGATTATGCAAATCAGTTTGAGATTCAAATAGTCAAGTCTGAATTCCAGAAAACATTCGGTGTCAATTCTCATCCAGATCCACATGATTATCTCTATTTCCAGAATTATTTGAACAAGATGTATATGGTGGATTCTGTGTCAGACCCGGATGATTTTGGATATATGTCTACATATTGGAGAGTGAGTCTTGTTCCTTACCAGAATATGAAATCTGTCGGTTTTACAAATGATGATCTTATGAAAAATACAGATCAGATTACTTTCTCTGTGGAAGGTAAATTTGAAGATGAGATGAAAGATGAGATTGATGATGCAAGAAAAGACAATCAGTTGAATGATATAGGTGATCTTGCGGAAGGTCAGGATGATATACGAAGAGTATTACATGAAAATGTAAGAATAGTTGAAGAGAACATATATAATGACTGGACTGTTGTTGCAAAACAGTATTATAATCTTTCAACAATAGAGAAGGGAGAAAAGGCTGTGGAATACAAGTATTCAGGACTGTCGTCAAATGATGAGAGAATGATTACATTTGCTTTCAGACCGTCAAATCTTAAGAATGTGTCAGAAAATATTATGATTGATTCCATTATGAATAATGATGGAAAAATCAGGTTCAAACTGAAATCATGGAATAACCTGTTCATAAAGGGAAATATGGTGAAACTGTCAAGAGTTTCCGGAATGAAAGGATGGTATAGGATATCAAATGTAGAAAAGAACAGACTTATTGTTGATATTGATTATAACTATGATGAATCCATAAGACTTATGTCCTGTGGAAAGATAGTATGTTATGAAACGAATTCCTGTGTATATGTTGAACCTGGATTTGAAATCATACAAATGCCCGACAGGATGATTGTGGTGATAAATGGAAAAAATTATGAATATCTGTTTGATGGATTTTCATCATTTGAAAGGAAATGGTATTTCTGTGTGTTCGGATTGAAGAATGGACTTTCAAATATGTGGTTGTATGAAGTCTCTGGAAGTGAAACACTGAACAATACACACAGTGAAATCAAATATATAGGTGCATCATCAAATGATATTGACAATTTCAGTATGACAGGATATTTCGGGTTAAAGGGTGGAAATCTTCATCTCACGAATTTCAGGTTGTGGAACAAACTGTGTGAACAGGATTTGCACAAGCTCATATTGAGTCAGTATATAGTGGATGATACACACAATACTTTGATAGTTGATAATGCACAGAATGAACTTCTGGTAAATTATAAATGGAGTTAATATGGCAGATGTGATAAACAGTTCAGCAAAGAAAGTGATAAAGGGTATGGTGATAACTTGCCAGACCGCAAGATTTGTGTCTCTTATGCCGAAACCGCAAGATTTCATAACAAGAATTGTGGGGGATGTTGTATATCTGTCTGCCGAAGTTCAGAAATTATCTGATGAAATAAACAGACTTCTTGAACAATATTCACAGATACCTGTGAATTATTTGATGACACAAGTAAACAGTATTACTGGATCTATGTCAAGGATAGTGGACAGAACAAACACATATGTCCAGACAGGTGTCAATAACCTTATGGGACTGGGTGAAAACACTATGGATATGATTTCAGAACTTACAGGAGACACGATAGATATTGTGGGGGAGACATCGAAAATGGTCACATCTTTCGGTTCAACCATTGCACACACTTCTTCTGCAATACTTGGAAAGACTGAAACTGCAAACAACATATATGATGCAACAGAAGTGATACTTGAATGGACAGGAGACAGGTTCAAGAATGTAAGTGAGAAGGCAACCACTTCATTGAACAAGGTATCACAGGGTATTACTGATACAAAGACAAAAATCAATTCGGGTATAAATGATGTTACCTCAAAGACAAATGAAACCATAGATAAGTTTCAAAGGAATATAGAGACTCTGTTGAAGAATCTTCAGGAAAAGATGAATAAACTTTCAAGTGTACTTGACTCCGGATTTCAGGATGTTACCGGATTGAGTTCTGTGTCCACTGGTGCATCTTATGTAAATGAGGCATTGAAAGAATCAGATAACACCAGTCCGTCTTCCCAGGCAGTTGTCGCCATATCACAATCATTGTCGAATGTGATAAAGAACTTCAGTATATCAAAAGTCATAGGTGCTTTCGGGGGAGTCCTCACACAGTCCATCATTGTAAAGACAGGTCTTGATCAGTTGCCACCTATAAATTTCGAGGAGATGATATCGAATGTGAGGGATGACCTTACTATATCAAATGAAGACCTGTATAAGGAACTTGACAGTTTGACTGATTCAGCATATAATGATGTGAATGACTTCAACAAGACACTTACAGATATTCCAGCAGAAGAAAAAGAATATGGTGATGAAAAATATAAGGAGTATTTAAAGCAGTTCGATGAGGAGATATCGAAGCAAAGAGAACTCATAAGGATATCAATGCAGAGAGTTGAAAACAGTAAGGAGAAACTTAATGACAGACAGTTTGCAGCATTGAAGATGAGAGAAAGAAGGGCAACAAAATCTGCAATCAAAGAGGTGAAGAAGTTCAGGAAACAGGTGTTCAATGCAAAACAGACAAGCAGAAAGAAGGACATCATAGGTGATGAATTGACAAGGTTGAGAAAGGAAGTAGAATACAGATGTAATTCCATCAAGTCTGACTGGAATGATATGATGGATGAATACAGGAATGCGATAAAGGAAATAAAGAGTTTCTTCCAGACAGGTGGGGATGGTGATATGTTTATTGATGATTGTTGTAATGCAATAAATCAGGACTGCAACAACATAAAGGAACTTTGTAAGAATCTGACAACACAGTTGATAGGTGCAACCATAAAGGTTGCAATGCCTGCTGATATTGGAGCATGTGTACCGAATCCTGCATATAAGATAGCGGACTTATGGACTGATATAAAAACCATTATCAAATTTATCAAGGATTTGATTACATTGATTATAGACATTATGAACAATGTGAACAAGCTTGCAAGAATTATGTTGAATGGTATAAACAGTCTTTCTGAGATAATTCAACAGTTGATGAAACTACTGGGACTACAATGGTTTATGGATTTGATACAGAATATTCTGGACTTCTTTGGTGGGAAGATGGGTAGTGTAAGAGAACTACTTGAAAACATGCTTTCACCTGTCTATTACAGGGATACGGAAGAATATGACAACACAATGGAGATACTTGAAAATATGATGAATGACAATGGAACTGTAGATAGAGTATCATTGAGCACAAAAGATAGAGAATATTTGACAAACAGTGAGAAAAATGCAAGGTATTATGTTATATCTGATGATGATTTGAATGATTTGCGATGGACTTGGAAAAATGATTGGGAAGAGAAATATGATAAGTTTATGGATAAACTTGAAAGTAAGGGTGATGAAATAGTGGCATACAAGTCTCCTATACTTGCTGACAATGATGACAGTACCAGTAATGTATCTGGTTTGATGAATGGTGAGACAATAGATAATGACATAAAATTTGTAGGTTGGTATTTTTATCATCCGAATCTTGATCATACAAATCTTTCAAGATTTGCAAAGAAATTCAAGAAAAGAGTTATACAGAAGGCATCAAAGAAGAGTACAAAGAAAAATGGTGGTGTCAATAAGTTGAAGAACAAAAAGATAAGGGGTGTGAAAGCATATAACAGATTTTACTGGTATGCATATTATACAGAAGATCTGGAAAAGGATTGCTATGTTAATACTGCTGACAGAACAAAAAATGAGGATGTTTATATAGACAGTGTAGTCCAGACTGAAAATGGATCAATAGTGAATGTAGAAGGAATAGGTCAGGTGTTTGTGAAGGACAATATGGTGAAGTCGGGTGATTATGTGAATGTGAATGGCAAGAAATACAGGGTGAAATAATGGATATACAGAAATTATATAGGACAATATTTCCCATAGGTGGAATAGATGACAACAACAGGTATTCAAGGCTTACCGCTGATCAGATAAATTCTGTTCAGCTGGTTGAACCATCATTGCCTGTCAGTATGCTTGGACTATCAAAGAAGGACAAATATGACAAGAACAATCAGCCTGACAAATATGCATATAGAATTCCCATAGTGTCCATTGACAATTACAGAATAAACCCGATAGACCTTACTGGATTCAAACTTGACTATTCTGGATTTGTTCCTACTGTTATGGTCGAATTTGTTGACAGTTCAAATGATATGTTATCGACAAGTGTCGTAAAGGATGGATCAATAATAAAGATATATGTGGGTGGTAATGGAGATGAACTTTATTATAAACCCATAAGACAGGATTTCATAATTACCAGTGTTAAAAAGACAGGAGGTGGAAACCAGAATTATGGAGGATACTTCAAATACAGGGTATATGGGAAACTGAATGTTCCTTATGGATATAGAAAGGAGTCATGGTGTATGGGAGACTGTTCTGCTATGCAGGCATTGTTTAACCTGTCTGTTTATACAGGTCTGGGATTTGCCACGAATTTCACAAGAAACAATGTCCCTGATGTGATGAGATGGACAAATGATGAATGTAATACATATTTTGATTTTATGGAAGAGATATCCGGTCATGCCTGTTATTCACCGAACACTTTCTTTACTTCATTTATTGATCAGCATAATGTTTTGAATTTTATGGAATGTCATAGTCTTCTTTCGCATGGAGGAACAAAATCAGGAACTCCTGCAATGATATACAGAAACTTTCCTCCAAGTTCATTGCCGGATTATACCGGTGGAGAAAAGACTACAAAAAATCAGCTGTCTCTCAATCCGGAAGATGATGACCTGAACAATCCTTACCAGAAGTTGAGTTATTATTTTCTATCGAACAATGAATTCTTTGACGGATGGTCAAACTTTATTGAGGAATATACAGAAGTGAACAACTGTCATTCTTCCCTTACTGATGGATATAAGACTCATGTCCAGTATTCCGATTCAAACAGATCAGGATGGGGATTTACTGAATGTCAGTTCAATATAAAACCAATAGACAATCTTGACAGGAACATCAATACACAGGAAATAAATAGTCTTCCTGATGAAGTTTCACAGGAGTCATATATTCCACTGAATCTTATGCAGACGACAAAAAAAGATTATCAGGATGCAAAGGATGGTATAGATGATATGTCAAATGTCGAATCATTTACATCTTTCGGTGAAGTTGATACTTCAAATATGTTCAAACTTTATTATTTTTCAGAAGTGCAGAACAAATATCAGATGAACTGCTTGAAGAAATGTGGATTGAAGGTGATATTACAGAACTATAATCCTGCGATAACAAGATTCAGCAGGATATGGGTTGATATATATGACAAGAATATAAATTCAAATACACAGATTACAAAATCTGAAATACAAAAAAATGATACAGGTGATTATCTGGAATATAAGAATTTGAAGAACAACAATATATTGAAATATGAAGATGAAGGTGTCATAGATATGATTGATGATTCTTCAAGAAAAAACAAGAACTGGCCGAGAGGAGAATTCAACAGATCATTGTCTGGATGGTATGTGATAACGGAGATGAAGATATATTACAGTCCGGATGACAATAATTTGAAGATGGAACTTCTTCTCAACAGAATAGAATATCAGCCTTGTTTCAAAAATGAATATGACATAGCAAAGAAGGCGATAGATAAATATAAGGAATACAATACAATGGATGACTTGGTTGTGTCCAAGGATGATCCGAGTTACAGACAGTGATTATGGCGACAAACTTGAAAAACACATATTTATATGGAAATGCCAGAACAGGCAAGTCCGGAGGAGAAGACGGAAGATATAATTTCTATAATTTGTTCAAGAATGACAATAACAGTATAGATGATCCTATCTTTACAGGATTTACCTTTGATATTGATACCCTGCACTCCCCATTGTTTTATACTGGAAGTGTAGATGCAAACAGTGTATCTGATACATTGAGATATTCAAGTACTGAATCTGATGATAAGAACAGTCTTGCATCAAAAATAGAGGAACAGTTGACAAGCATATATAAACTTGCCATAGTTGGTTCACCCGACAGTTATGAAATAAACTCATTGAATGCAAAGGACATCATATCATATATGGACAGACATAGGGCAGGATATGGATTGCAGGATATGTATTATATGGACAATGTATCTTATGGTGCAATGGACTATATCTATATGGTGGACAAGTCTGCAAAAAGTATATATAGTAATGAATCTGGTGTGTCTGATCTGGGAAATGGGACACCAAATAATTCAATATATGATGACTATACGGAAGTCCTTGAACAAGGAAATATAAATATAGATTATAAGGTTGATCCCAATACAGGTACACCTGTTGTGAGTGATGTTGATTTGTCTGCTGCAAATGAATCAATGGATGATTATGAAATTCAATTGAATGATAAACTTGCAGGTGAACGACTGAAACATATAGACAATGAGACGAAGAGAGATGAGTTGAAGAAAAAATATGATGCAGAATATGAACCATACAAGAGTCTTCAAAAGGAGCTTGATGAGTTAAAGAAAAATGTAGATGATGATCAGTCAAATATAAAAAGTGAACTTTCTGACTTGCAGACAGAAGTTCAGACACTTGAAGCAAAATTGAAGAACAACACAATGGACACCGAGTCAATGAACAAGGTAGATGACTGTTATAATATCAAATATACAGATTTCTGGAACAGTGCTGTAAATAGTAAATATAATGATATCAAGTTGTCAAAACCTTCAAGTTTTGATGATAAAAAAAGTTCATTGACTGATGCAGAAAAAAATATATCATCATATTTTGAAAAAATATGGGAAATTGAAGAAACATCAATCACAGGTATAAGCAGAAAGTCTTCAATTCAGTCAAAGATAGATGGACTCAATGATGATATAAAAAAGAAGGAGTCTGTTCTTTATGGAATGGATAGTAATGGAAATCCGAGAACTGAAGGAAATCCTGATGACAATAGTTTATATGGTCAGTATCTTGCAGCAAAAAATGAAGCAGACAATGATGAATATTCTGTCATATCAAGACAGATAGATACATTGAATGATGCAAGGGACAATTATAATGATATAATCAAATATGATGCATATCAGAAGACAAAGAAAACTATAACAAATAATTTTCCGTCAACAGATGTAGAGAAGTCAGAGAGTTCAAGTCAAAGACAGGTTTATGAAGTCCCACAGACTGTATATGATATTCTCGGATTCATATCAGGTATGGACAGACTTACACATAACTATCCTTATATAATGCAGTCCATAACTGGTCTTGATGAGGCATACAAGAAATATTTTGTGTCAAAGGGTGATCCTTATATGGGTTCAGGTGATGACAAGATTACTATTTCTTGTTTTGAGTCTCTTGATTTGAGAGTATCATCTATGTTCAACAAGTATTTGAATGCCGCTTATGATAGGCAGTACAGAAGAGAGAGACTTCCTGTGAATTTGAGAAGATTCTGTTGTTCAGTGTTTGTTCATGATATAAGGAATTTCAGGAATGCTCTTGACAAATATTTCAATGAAAACAAGAATGATGATGGGAGTGTTGGATCAAAGATTGCTGAGATTGCATTGAATTGTATATCTGCGGTTGAATTCAAGTTTTATGATTGTGAGATTGTTCCGGAAGAAACTGGAAGTATATTTGATAATGTTGCAAATGACAATGCTGGTGATATGAAGAAAACAAACTTCACATTCACTTATGGAAACTGTGTGATAAATTTCCTACCTTTTGAAGATATGAGAAAGTATTATAAGACTCCATTGGAACAAGTTTCAAACATCACACCAAATGATAAAAATGATAAGAATACACAAGAAAAAATAAATACTTATACATCTGAAAATCTCACAAGGGGAACAGAACAGGAGAATGAAAAATACAGAAACTATACTGATAATTTGAATGCATCTGTAAGAAATCAGTTGAATTCCACATCAAGTGGAGATTTCAGGATGTGGTTTGATAAGAGTAGTCTTGGTAATGTAAACAATAATGATTACAGGGATTATATAAGAAAAGATGCATCTGTAGCAGTAGATGATTATTATAAAACTACAATGGTGAATGATTTTGCAATGAATTCAGTAGTCAATGCTAACAAGACTGCAACTGATATGGACGAGGCTTTGAGAAGGACTGTGGTGGGTATATCTGCATCGACCGGACTTCCTGTGGGAAAAGTTGTGGATGCACTTGATCTAGGTTTCATTGACCCTATAATCAATGAAAAGGACAAATCTGTAGCAGTGGTGAAAGACCTTGGTAATGTATCAAATAGCAAGATACTTCCAAATGGAAAAACAGAATATATAGGAAAGACAGATGGATTTGAAGAGAATGAACCTGACATAATAAGGGATCTTGGAAAGATATAAAAAATTGACAGTCATTATTGACTGTCAATTTTATAATTTAGGAATACTGATGTTTGGCATCTTTGGTATTGATTTCTGTGCTTGTCTCATCATATTGTCAGGTGAATACCAATTTTCATCATATCCCTGTTTCTTCATATCATCTTCTTCCTCCTTTCTTCTGTCTTCAAGTATCTTTGCATAACTTTGAAGAATATTCTGGAAGTCATAAAAGTAAAGGTTCATAATCACATCCCACTGCATATGGAGTTTTTCCATAGCAATGACAATATTATCATAGAAGTTCGTCTCCGAGATCTGAAATTGTAGGAACAAATAATGATCTGAATCCGTCGGGAAAGGTTACAGGAATCTTCAGCTCCCCTCCACATTGAGCACATGTCTCTGTTATCTCAAATTCAATACCTACATTGATTTCATCCTTCAGTCTTGATATGAGCGCAAATTTTTCCACAGACCATCCAGCAAGTTCAGTAATCTTTGCAAATACTTGTCTTTCAGTAAATCCCCTCCAGTCTCTTATAACATAAGGAAGAATATCAACAAGCGATGCATCAATCTTCTTGTTCTCAATCTGTTGTTTCCTTATCCAGTCTGCAATAACAGTAGTCACACCTATTGAAGGTGGTGTTAATGTGATGACACCATAATTCTTTGTCTGTATATTATAACATCTTGCAACAGGGTCATAGTATTTTTCAAGTCTTTGACTCGGTGCCCTGAACTTGAGCTTGCTTGAATTGAAATCTACAGTTTCCTGTGGATGACAACCAACAGTTGAACATGCACCTTCAGGAACAGGTATCTTTATGCTTGACTGACCATCCACAAATGTAAGTTCCCTTATCTTCAGTACAAGAACAATCCTGTCATCCTCAAGTATGTCCTTATAATGTCCTGGAGTATTTCCGTAATATACCTTTGTGCATTGAGACACTATATATGTCATCTTGTCTCTAATGTCCTTTGGATCATTTTCATCGACAATGGAGAATTCCCTGATTTCAGCAACTCTTGCAGCCCTGATACTTATTCTTGTATTTTCAGGATAAAACCTTCCCTGACTGGGAAGACAATCCAGAGGAATATTGACATATCCCATAGAATCATTTATTCTCTTTATGTCTGGATCATCATTGATATTGTTTCCAGCAAGATTTACTCTTCCCAAATCCTTTATGACTTCCTGATTATGTTCTTCAGGTGGTGTCTGTGACTGTTCAAATTCTCTTGCAACCTGATCCTCATAACTTTCAGTTGTATTTTTCTTATTCATGAATAAAAAATATTTTTATAATAAAAATAACAAAAATAATTTAGTCCATCAATGAGACTTTGACAGTTCTTCCTGGTGTTCCTTCAACCATAAGATTTATATCAAGCATACTTGGATCAAGTCTTATATTGAGACTGTTTATTGCTTCTTTGACTGCATCTGCGAGTTGTCTTACATCTATATTACTTGATGAAGTTGTCTGGACAACAGGGGAAGAAGATACAGAACCTGTCTGAACCTGTCCAGTATTTGAATTTCCTGTGTTTGCAAGTCCGTCAATGGATTTCACAACATCTTGACATGCATCAGCAAACTTATCCACAGCCTTTGTGAAACTTTCAAAAGGTTTTCCATTTCTTATTCCTGCAAATGACTTGAACATATCCTTCATTATGGATGCTTTCTCCACATCAAGTGAGTTTATTGACTGAATTGATGTACTTATGGGGTTCATTGAACCTTTGAAATCATCCATATATCTTCTCATCTTCTTTGACATTGACAATCCAGACTTGAGATTTCTCATACCTTTCTTGAAATCCGATGTGACACTCTTGAAATACTTTACATCATCTTTCTTTATTGCAGATGTTCTTTCATTCATCATAAGTCCCAATGCATCCACAGTCTTGCTTATGTTGTCAATTGCAGGCTTGCTGTCATATTTGTTCCAAGGAACAAGTGCAAGTCTTATAACATCCATTGATGCAGTGGCAGTAACAAGATGAGTGAGTTTTGCAAATGTAGGTCCCATTTCAGTAAGGGCACTTGCAGTCTTGAACAAGTCTCCAGCAACATTGAACAAACCCTTGATACCCTTGTTTTCTTCTTTTGATCTCAATCCGAATGCATCACTCAATGCATCCACAGTCTTGCTTATGTTGTCAATTGCAGGTTTGCTGTCATATTTTTCCCATGGAATGAGAGTTACCCTGATTATGTCCATTGCTCCGGTTGCAAGAACCAGTGTTCCCATCTTTGCAAATGTCTCACCCATCTGGAATATAGAACCAGCAAAACTGAACAAGTTTCCGGTAAAACTTGCAACCTTACCGAATATTCCTTTACTCTTGTTGTCATTGAGACCGAATGCATCCTGCAAAGATTTCACTGCATTTCCCACATGTTCAATGGCATCATCACCTGTATAATTGTCCCATGGAGAAAGTCCTTTTTTCAATACTCCCAGTGCCGCACCTGCAAGTAGTATTGATCCCATAGTAAAGAAAGACTTTCCAAAATCAAATACAGACATAGCAAAATCTATAATTCCTCCACCTATCCTTTTTGTCACACCTTTGATTCCACCTTCATTTTGACCTTTCCCAAGTTCAAGACCGAATATTTTTCTCAGTCCACCCACAGCGTTTTCAATGCTGTCTATTGCAGGTTTTGAATCAAAGTCCTTCCATGCTTGTAATGCAAGGCCAAATAATCCAAGTGATGCACCCATAAGAAGAAGAACACCACTCCCAGCGGAAATAGGAAGGGAAAAAAGCCCACCCCCCGCCACTGCCAGACCTGTTCCTGCAATGCTTGCAGCCATAACTCCAGATTCCTTCAATGTAAGGTCTTTTGTGGATTTTCTCAACAATCCAAATCCAAGAGAAAATGCGATGAGTCCTGCACTCAATACAGTGAATGCAATTGCACCTTTCATAAGAGCACCTATACTCTTACTCAAAAGTTTGAAAGTTCCTACAAGAACAAATATAATACCAGATGTCATAACTGCACCAAGTAATGCCACAGGTCCAATTACTGCAATTCCAGCAAGAGATATTGATGCAAGAAGCATAGAACCACAAACAGCAGATATTTTCTTTGTCTGTTTCTTTGCATTATCAATTTCTTTTCTGTGTTTGTGTAGTTCAATAAACACCTTCAAAAGACCACCTTTCTTACCATTACCGAAGAATACTTTGTTTATTGCATCTGCTCCCCACTGGGCTGGTTTTGAGATCAATGAAATCTTTGATAACTTCTTGACAATATCAATTGAAGAGTCAATGAAACTCAAAGTCTGTTCTGCTTCTTTCTGGTTCTTGAACATCTTGAACATATCAAGAGATTTTGACATAATTTTGCTGATATGATTCATCTTTGTTTTTGCAAAAATGAAGTCCTTCAACTTTATGTCTTTCAGTTTTCCTATGAGATTTATTGTCTCACCTATTCTGGCAGAAGACTTCTCCTTTGAATCAAGTTTCAGTTGTCCTATGTTTCCACTGAATGAATTTCCACCCGATTTCTGTATCTGTGAAAGAATTTTAGACAGTGTCTTTGAGATATTATCTGTAGATTTGATGAGAATCTTGTTTGCTTTTTCAAATGATTTTGAACCCGAAACAGATGACAATGAAGATTCTGTTGACCTATTGACTATGGATTCCACATTTTTATTCAATGAAATGATTGCATCCATAATACCATCTGATCCGCAAATTGATTTGCGGATTTCTTCAACATCCTTCTGTATTTTGGGAGAATTTTCGGCAATTCTCATTACTGCATTTGACAGGTCTTTCAAACTTTTTTCTGCCATCAAATCAAGGATTTATATTGTATATTTATGATAAAAATGATGTGGCTCGTTTGTCATATTATATATAATAAATATTATAAGAAGTTCAAATTTGATTTTTCTGTTACATAAACAAAAACATAACCATTATCATCACACCATTTCTTTGCATATTGTCTTTTACAGGTATTTTTTATAAATGTTTCCATAAGATAATTATAGTTCTTTATTGTATTTGGTGTTTTTCTTTTAGGTAATTCTGGTTTCTGTAATTGTTCTGTAGGTTTTACTTCAACTATATATTTTATAATTGTTCCATCTGGTTTTCTGAATGCAAAATAAAAATCTGGATAATATGTGTGCATCTTGTTGTCAAGGGTGAAAAAATATTTTATGGATAGTGGTTCTGATGCCCATTCAATTACTTCCGGTGTGAGATCAAACCATCTACATAACTTGAATTCCCAACTGCTACGATATATAATTTTTTTTGTATTTGTTTTATATTTGTCAGGATTTATAGGTTCATAGTATCCTTGTTTGAAAGGACCGTTTTTCTTCGGTTTTAGATCCTTGATAGTCTGCATTTGTTATCTTTATTGCAAAATATATTTTATTTATGGTCAATGATCAGGAAAAGTCAAAAAAATATGTGAAGGGGGAGAGGGAAAATGTATTGACCAGAATGGACAATGTTCATTCTATTACAATGTTTTGCCCTGTGAATTTTGAGAGTTTGAAATATCTTCAGGAATGTTTTAATATTATATGTCCACAATATAAGGTTGATGAGAACAGGTGGATTGATGTTCCCTGTACAGATGCTTTGAGAGTATTTCTTGTTGCTGTCAATCAAATAGGTATGGACAATTCATATCCCATTGATGTCATTTCAAGTGTATTGAAGACATTCAGTAGATTAAAATATATTGACTTTGAATTTATTGATGATAAGGATTTGATGAAGTCATTTGATTATAAGTTGTGGAATACTGATAAGGAAGCACACAGGAGAATATATAGGATAAAGAAACTTGAATTCAATTTGTCTGATATGTTTTCGCAGGAAATTATAGATATATTCAATAAGATTCTTATGGTAAATGAGATTATACCGAATTCATATCTTGACAGGAAATTTGAGATTGACTATTCATATAATGACTATATAAGTTATATGGATATGTTTCTTGGAAACAATGCATCTTCTCTCAATATGCTTGATGGAAATATATGTGATTATTTCAGGTCATTTCCGCAGGTCATTACAGAACATCAACCAGATATAAAGATTATTACGAATTACTCTCAAATATAGTTTGTTATTTTTATAGTATGAAAAGGTTTACACTTATTATAGATGGTCATAACTTCTTTTTCAGAAGTCTTTGGTCTTGTTTCAGACAAGGCAGGAGTAAGGTTTTGACCACACAAAAGGATATGGACTCATATGAGAAGAAATTGATGGTTGATTTCTGTTCAACTATCAAGTCTGTGAGTCCCATTATAACGGATATTGTGTTTGTGAGAGACAGTCATTCATGGAGAAAGGACTTGCTCTTACAACAGGAATATAAAGGAAACAGAAAGAAGATTCAGGACAATATTGACAAGACAGGATTCATTTCCACAACAAATAACTTTGTGGAGACATTGAAATCTGTAGGTGTGAAGGTTAGTCAGGCAGAAAGGAGCGAAGGAGATGATCTCATTTATGCATGGAGCGAGAAATTGTTCAATGAGGGCAAATCAAGTCTCATACTTTCCACTGACAGGGACTTGAATCAACTTGTAAAGTGCGTGAATGATGTCCATATTGTTCAATACAGTCCTATGTCCGACAAGTTATTTGTGTCAGATGGTACTGAACATATGATTTCGGAATTGAAGAATAGACCTGCACCCATACAGGAAAATCTGTTCAATGAAATTTTTACTATTTCAATAGAGAATGATCCATTTGAAAGATTTCTTGAAAATGTTTCAGTTGAGACTGTTGATCCTGAAAAAATAAGATTTGCAAAGATTGTAGGGGGTGATGTTTCTGACAACATATATTCTGTGTATTACAAACAGGGGAATGAAAACACAAGAGGTAGAGGTATTGGACCGAAGACTGTGGAGAAGATTTATGATGAATTCAGGAAGAGACTTGGGTGTGATTTTGATTATCACATTTATAGGCAGGAGGATAGTATGAAACTTCTCTGTAATGTGATTTATGATGTTGTGAAGATAAATGATGAGGAATTCACAAGGAGAATGCTTTTTGAGAACATAAAGACAAATGTTTCTCTTGTTTCATTGACAGATGAGACCATACCTGCTGATGTGATGGAAAGTATGGATGTTAATATTCTGAATGAGAGTTTGAAGTCTCCCGTCATATTGTCAAGGATTACAAAGGATGGTTTGTTCTCAAAGTCAAGGTTCAAGGATTACAAGTTGAGTATTCAGGTCAAGAGCAATGTCTTGAAGAATGTGGATGATGATGGTGATATGAGTTTTATAAAGGGATAATAAGATATGGACAGGTTTGTAAAAGGAACTGACAGGAAAATTTCAGGTGTTTGTAGCGGATTTGCTGAATATTTTGATATTGATGTTACACTGGTGAGATTGTTGTATTTGATGTTTACAATAATTTCCGGAGTCTGGGTAGGTGTCCTGTTTTATTTGATTGCATCATTGATAATTCCGGAGAAGTAGTTATGTGTGAGTTGTATGAAGTTTTGAATTGTTATTGTAACCGTAATTCGGGCGCAGTTTCAAAGGAAGACAAGAAGAAATATTCATATATGCTTCGTCGTCTTTTTGCGAGTAAATTTCCTATCCAGTGTGAGATGTTGAATAGACTTGATAGTGATTCTCTTGTGGATGCGGAAATGATTGCACTTCTTGCTATGAGGTTTAACGGAATTCCTGATTTTTTGAAATTGAGAATTGACCAGAAAAAGAAGAAAGAAGACATAAGAAAATATTATGAAGATGATGTTCTTGACAGATATATGGAGATAAATGAGTGTGGAATAAGGGAAGTGATGGAAGCTTATGAGTTTAATCAGAAATCTGTTGATACTGCATTGAAACTTATAAAGTCAAACTTCTTCAACAACAAGGACAAGGTCATTGTGAATAAGAATGTCAATAAGACAGATGATGAAAAACAAAAATCTTTATTTTGATGAGATATGACAGTTGAAAGCAGATTTGATATAAATGATAATGTGTGGAGAATGTTTAGAAACAAACCACATCAAGGTACAATTTCGGGAGTTTTTATATATATTGTATCCAAATCAATAAAAACAATAAAATTTATCTAAAAAATAACAAAAATATTTTTCATAAATACTTTATATAGATATTT